ATTTCTCATTTATTCAAATGATTATTTGAACCCCCCGTGTCACTAGACGTGTCTGGACACCCCGTGTCATACCCCGCGTCTCATACCCCCCCGTCCAGTACCCCTCCGCCCAGACACCCTCCCCGTGGCTGGCTGGGCGCTCGGTGCTTCGCCCCACCAGACTCGTTGGGGCAATCGGTGCGTCCCGCCGCTCCGCCCCACCATAGGCGTTGGGGCAAGGCGTCTGGGCATCGGGGCATCGCCCCCACACCTTCGTTGGGGCATGGCGTCCAGGGATCGCGCCCAAATATTTATTTGAATAAACCTATAATTTAATGTTCAATTATCTATTTATTCAAATACTTATTTTAAAGTATAAAGAAAAAAAAGAAAGTTTCGATACTGATTTTAAACTGCAAACCAATATCGAATTCCGTTACGTTTTTCTGTTTTAATTAAACCTTCTTTTAAAAGTTTATCTAACACTCGATACAATTCACTGTGATACAATTTAACTTTAGTTTTATTTGAAAGAATATAGTTCTTTAGAATTATTTCAATTAACTGTTTATTAGTTAACGGTCTTTCTGAAAGTGGTAGTTGTTTATTGAACTTTACAAAATCTTTTGTAAAGTTTAACCAATCGATTATTTGTTCAGATGTTTCTGACTTTCGTTCACTTTTTCCTGTAACTTTCAAAGAAGTTTTACTTTTAAACAAAGATTGTTTATTAGTTTTAGTTGACATTGTAATAAATCACATTTCCTTTTAATTTACTAATGTTTAGTTGATTATTTAATAAGATTGTTGAAAGTATCGATGTTTGTCGATAGTAATAAATAATTATTTTAAAGTTCAAATAATTATTTTTATTAAATAATTTTCTAAACATTGCACTATAGACTATATATCACATATTATATAAATGTTTCCTTTAGTTCTCATTTGAATAAACCATTAATTATTTGTTCAACTATTCAGTGTCTTTCATCAAACAATCTGTTGTTTTCCTTAGATTATTTTTTATTCAAATGTTTAATTGATTGTTTTCACTAAAATTTGAAAGTTCAAAAAAGTTGTTCAGACCAAACAGGCGTGTAAAAACTCACAGCCCAAAAATAAAACCCCGATGGTAACACGACCCCAACAAGCTACGACCCGCACTCCCTTTTGTTTCACGACTTCCTTAAGGAACAAAGCAGACCTGACGACTAGTTTGCGACATGGAGTTGGCGTGGTTATGACAAAAGTGGCCGTAACAATCCGGGCTGGACATCACTCACCCCGAAGGACACACGAGCACAATATTTATATGTAGGGAACAATATTACTAAGGTAGAACCACTTTAGTGGAACCACCGTATAGTAGTGGATGAACGTGGAACACTCTAAAGCTGAATATGAGTCACCGCAAACTTCTTGCGCGTTCTGTCTAGACTCCCGACGTTCGAATCTAGAAGAGCGAGTACTGCACGGTGACATGACGCAGTATGAGGTTGCAGAGTTGCTAAACGTCCCCCACGAATCAATTGCGGCACATATGCATGAGCACTTAGGCGGAATAGAGAGAGAACCAAGAGACGACCTTGAGATGCTTCGCAGAATCTTGAAGCGCCTCGATGGTGTTGTAGGTGACCTACTCCTTGAACCAAAGGGTAACTATAGGAGTCTAGGAGCACTTGTCAACCAAATACGAGCCATCATTGAAACACTCGCCAAAATAGAGGGTCGCCTTGATGACAGTATTAAGATTGAGTTACACCAAACAAATACGGTCATGACACAGCTCACTACTTTTATGCTCTCCAAGCTCTGTCCTGTTTGTGCTGCTGAGGTAGCCACTTTCTTAAAGGAACTTGATTTAAACTTACCCGTGGCCACGGTTGAGTCGGAGGTGGTGAAGTAAAATGCGCCTGTTCCGAGAACTGAGTAAGGCAAAGCAAATAGAGCTGCTATTACGAGCACGTGACCCAGTATTTTTCGCTGAGAACAAATGGTTCCTCGGAAATGCTCTCCCTGTAGGACTATGGCCCAAACAGAGAGAGATACTAAGGCAATTTTACACCGGAGGGTACAATGAACTTTACTTGATGGCTGGAATGCGGTCTGGCAAAACATTCCTTGGCTCCGTCATGGGATGTTACGACTTGATGAGCCTTCTTACCCTCGGCGAAGAGCCGTGGCGCCACTACAACCTTTCACCAGTAACCCTCTTCATCATCTGCGTCGCAACAGCAAAAGAGCAAGCAGAGGATACAATCTATGCTGCAATGCGGGACAAGATTGAACTGTCCCCATACTTCTTAAGCTTCTTTGAAGACCCAGAGAATCCTGACATCTACTCATTTGAGATGCGCTTCTTCGATGGCGCTATCAAAGTAGAGGCTCAGAGCTCAAACTCAGCATCGGGTGCCGGTCGTACCTCCAAGGCCGTTATCTTCGATGAGATGGCGAAATTTGACCAATCAAACACCAAACGGGGTGGCATGGAAGTGTACACGACGTTACGCCGCTCGACGCGTACACTTTGGCCTGATAGTCATGTTATCGCCATCTCATCACCGATGCACGTGTACGATACAATGGTGACGTTATGTGAACAGAAACAAGAAGACCCAAAGGCACTTGTCCTCAAGCATCCAACATGGGAGCTTAATCCTAATTTGCGTTACGAAGACTTCGCAACTGAAGAAGCTCGTGACCCTATTCTCTTCTGGAGGGACTATGGAGCTGTCCCTGCAAGCGACATCGAAGTCTACTATCGCGAACCAGACATAATTACTTGGTATGAGCGAGGTAACTATTTTGAACCAAAGTCAGGTAACGACAAGTTCCTTGCACCAGGAAACTATGTATTGTCGGGTGACCCTGCTCTACGTCACGATGCATTTGGACTAGCATTAGGACACACAGAGCAGAACAATGGGAAAATGATGTTCGTAGTGGACGGCATCACGAGATTCAAACCAACCTCAGAGAAAGAGGTAGACCCACTTTATGTTGAACAGGTAATTTTGAATACAGTTGACAATGTCCCCGTATCCACGTTTATCTCAGATACGTGGAACTTCCCTGGCATACAACAGCGAGTGGAGAATAAGGGTATCACTGTCGTGAACCAAATTGTACGGAAACCACAACACGACAGAGTTAAGGAGTTGTTCTATGAGAAACAACTCGTCTGTCCGTACCATAAGGTATTGGACATGGAATTGAAACAATTGTTGGTCAAGACGGGGACTAAAGTAGACCACCCAAAGGGCGGCAGTAAAGATATGGCTGACGCGTTAGCTAATTTGGTATGGCAACTCGACGAGCTAGCAACAGTTAGTGATGCACAGCCAGCAGTTATGGTTAAATTGAGAGCGTGAGAAGAATGGCTTGGAAAATACCAAAGGAACTAGAAAAGCTCGACCCAATAGCGGTTGGCGCAAGGTTAGGAACACCCGCAAAAGCCGTTATGTCGCCATCCACACCGACACCATCAATTGAAATGGAGAGGATGGCGAACGATAGGGCTTTCTTAGAAAAGTCTCCTCTAGACATAACATTACGCGAAGCAGAGAAGATATTCCGAGTCCCACGCATGCGTTTTGAATGGTACGATTACATGGTGAGAAGCGACCCAGAGCTCTACGGTGCTATCAAAGCCATAGCGACAAAAGCTCAAAATTCATTCCAAGGTTTCGTAGTGCGGCTACGTCCAGGGCAAGAAGAGCAAAAGATGCTCAAAGCGCTTAAGGAAGAGCTCTGGCGCTTCACCAAAAAGTTCGACATTGACTTACTAGTCTATGACATCGCAGTTAAGTTGGTAAAGCATGGAGATGCGTTGTACAAGCTTGACTGGGGTGCGGTTGGTCTCGAAGATATCCGCTCACTACCACGACGTGCTATGACAGCAGTTGAGGGCGAAGAACAAATTAATGAAACGACTGCACAAGTCTTCGAACCGAACATCTACGTCTTCAACGAAAAGATGCAGCACTTTGGTGACTACGCTGCAGAGCTGGAGATGAAGAAGTACCCGAAGGAAGAGATAGCACACTTTGGATGGCCAACCAACGAAGAAGATATCGACTTGATAGGGAGGTATACGTATGGCGTATGGAACCCATCTCCGTTGGAATCACTTGCTGGAACATTGTTATGGAAACACAACATACGAATTAACGACATCCTCTTGCGGGCAAAAATTGTACCCCGTGAGCACCACAAATTAGACTTAACGGGATACGACCCGGCAAAGTTCCCAGGTGCAGACCATAAGGCGAGAATGGAAGCAGCAGAGGCAGCTGCGGTTGCAGCGATTGAACGTTATCGGGATACACTAAAGGAAGATGTATTGGTTGATGAAGGATATGTCACATCACAAGGAGTCGCCATCGACGTCCTCGAAAGCAAATACAGTTACACACAACCCAACGACCTTGTTGCCCAGCTTAATGAAGGAATTGCTTCTTGCCTTGGGGTGTCTTTGTCCGAACTTCGAGGAGTGTCCACTTCGTCATTTTCTGGAGAACTTCTGGTGGGAAGTTATGCAGGAGCGGTAGCTGAGATGGTTGCAGAAATGATTGGGATAGTTATGATTGATAATATAATCATCCCACACTTGGAGGCAAAGTATGCTGGGCGATTCGCGACGTATTATGATAATATTGAAGTAAAGACTACACCACCATTACAGCGTGATATGATGCAACGCGCACGGACAATCCTAGCGCTCAAGGAGACGAAGCTCTTCACTCCTGACAACCTTCGGGAGATGCTTGGGTATGACCCACTTACAGACGAGGAGAAGCAGGAGATAGAGGAGTACTGGCCACGACCTGATATACAGAAACATACGACTTCTCCTGAGGAAGAGGAGAAGCACGAAAAAGAGAGGGAGAAGGAAGAGACGCAGTGGCGGACTACTCCCGAAAGTAAAGAACAGCAGCAGGTGTCACAATAATGGAAGTATCGATATTCCCTCTAACATATTCGCAATGCATGCTTTGTGGTGTACCAAGAGAACTACGCTTCCTATTCCACATAATGGTAGACGTGGATAACGATGGGAACCCGAAATGGTTCATTGCATGCCGGATATGCGTAGATAAAGTAGCGGAGGAAAACAAAAGTGCCAGTACATAAATGTAGTAATGGAAAGTACAGGATTGGAAGTGGTCCCTGTAAATATGAGACAGAAGAATCCGCAGAGCGTGCATATAAAGGTTACCGTGCTAACATGATTAGCCCACTTAAATTCGTACCCGGAGGAGAACAAACATGAGTTGGAAAATGCCAAAAACAAATAGACCATGGGATGTTACAACAGACGGATGGGAAGTCGCGGAAGACTACCAAGACCCAATGACTGGAACTGTGACAGTCAGAACCAAGATAGTTCCCGCACTACTCCAAGAAGCGAAACTGCGTCAACCACTCCAAGTACTCTACTGGAAGAAAATTGACAACGTCCTCGCAGTTGACTGTGTGGGAATAGAAGCTGGAACATACACTGAGATGACTGGCAAGAAGGTTAGCTTCTCTGCTGATGTCATTCACAAACATGCCGAGACATTCCTCGGCAAATCTGTCTACATGAAACACTTCGGAAGAGGTGTAGGCAGCATTACGAGAGTAGGTCTATCTACACACGGGGCCCAATTCTACGTCATAATCTTTGACGAAGAAGCAATCGACTTCCTGGAAAAGGCACAGGAAGAAGAATATGGGTTTAGCATAGAAGTCGGCTTCGAAGCTGACTACTGCCCGAAGACTGAAATCTTTACGGTCACCGCCTTTCAAGGAGCTGGACTGGCCATTGTGCCAACCCCAGCCTGCCCTACGTGCAGGGTGATAAGCACAAAGAAAATAACAGGTGAGGTGAAACTACAAATGGGTGACGACAAACCGAATGACTCTCAGGAGCAAGAGAGTCAAGACAAGGGGACTGAACAGCCTACTGGATGGGATATTGCTAAGCTGCAAGAGATAGTCGATGAATCTGTCAAAGCCAAGCTGGCCGACATGGAACCGGAACCAGACCCGGAGAAACCAGAAGAGCCAGAAGGTGGACAAGATGCAACTGCACTGTCTGCTGCACTAGATACCATTCACGCGTTGCAAGAGCAAGTTACAGCACTGACAGCTCGTTTCGAATCTCAGGATAAGCAGACTATTGAAGTAGCTGCACGAAAGGTTAGGGAGTTAGACGACACGTTTGACCCTGCAATGCTTTCGGGCACCAAGGAAGAGAAGATTGCGTTCATGGAACGCTATCAATCCGTCCTTGCAAAAGCTGCTGAAAAGGATGCTATCCCAGACGTTGCTCTTCTTACTGACGAAGATGCTGCGAAACGACTTGAGCGTGTTGCACTAGCTTTCTTCGGACAAACTACCGAACAGCTCTTTAGCTTTGAGAAATGAGTCTATCTGCTTACGGAATGGACATGATTTCACTGGAAGCTCAGAGTGCCGTTCCTTACCGTGGAATGATTGTGTTCCTCTCTGCAGCCGGTCAATGTGACCTTGCAGAAAGTACTACACCTGACATTCCAATCATCGGTGTGACTCTTCAGTCCACTGAAGACGTTGAGGGAGTTGCACAAGCTAACGTTGAAGTCGCAGTTATCAAGAAAGGGACTGGACACACTGTTGACGTACGCTTTGGTTCTACACACACAGTCGTGGCTGCTGGGGACTATATTGGTACCCACGCATCTGCAGCTGGTGAAGGCCAAGTTGCAACCTATACGACTACTTCTGCCGCAACATTACTAGCAAGTCTACAGACAATCATCGGCATCGCTCTTGAAGCACTTGCCGTTGACACAGCTGGATGGGCAAAAGTCATTTTGATGGCTCCATGATACAAAGAAAATGCCAAAAGTTGACTGGAACGATTTAATGCGTGGTGCTTACCTCGCGGTATCCACCACTGATGAAATTCTGGCTCGCGATTTGATGCGTCAAATCATCTACCGTCGAGCAGAATACATGGCCGCAGCAATTCAGGTATGCGGTATCTGGAACCTGGACGACTTAGCCGTGAAGACCCACTGGCCAAGCGAAATTCAAGGTGAATATCCTCTCGCTGAGGGTGCTCTCCCAGACTTCGCTGCTATCGAATGGTATGAATTCTTGCTCGAGCTCGAGAAATGGGCTGGACGCATTATGATTACCGACGAAGCCAAAGTGCGGGAACTTCAAACCCAGCAAGTCAGTATATCACTACGTCGACTAGCTGAGGACCTAGCCATCAAGAAAGAGACCAACATTCTGAACACCATCGTCGCTGGTGCTGGCGCAACCGCTGTGGTTGTAGCAGGCACTTACGAATGGGATGCAGCAAATGCAGACCCAGTTGGTGACATCATGGATGCTTGGCAGAACGTACTCACTGAAACGACTGGTATCACACCAGCAGACATGGGTAACGTTGCAGTTCTTATGCCTGCAGCCGTTTACGGCGAAGTCATGAAACTAGAACAGATTAACAACATCGACACGACCGTTGCAAAATGGTTAGGTGATTCCTACGGATTCCAAATCATTCCGACCAAACTACTCACCGACGATGCGTATCTGCTTATCAAAGGTGCAGACACTGTCGTACACGGTGTTTACACTGGTGGCATGATTCCTATGGCTGAGTCCAAGCGCACTCCAGGTGTCGGCGATGAGTACCATGTGCGACAGTATTTCGCCAGTACTATCGTCCCCTTGAACGAAGGTGACACTACGACTACCAAGATTTGTAAGATTGAGAACGTCGTGGCTTAGACGTTAAGTCTTACAGTGTTCACCTTGATGGATGGGGAAGGGCGGATTATCCGCCCTACTCTCCCCACTACTTCCCGATGAGCCTTGGGAGGTGCAAAGGAGTGACAGATGTGACGAAAGAACGTATCGAAGAAGCACGTGAGAAAAATCACAAAAGATACCCAGAGAACAATCTCCGTATGAAGGACATGTTCCACATAATCCTTGACGTACAGAACGAAACCCGAAACGGTCTGAGGGAGCTCAAACAGGACATTAAGATTGTACGCCGTGACGTGGAGGAAGTCAAGAGTAATGTGAAAACGTGCCAAAAGGATATAAAAGGGATGACAAGCCGTTTAGGAGTCACAGAGGGTACCGTGAACACTCTTAAATGGGTTATACCAACCATCCTCAGCATTATATCTGTTGCGGCGGTTGTACTTACAGTTATCATAATGTACGCACCTATCCTACTACCATAAGGAGGTGTATGAAGCGTGATTGACCAAAACACAATTACCCTGATAGCAGTTGTACTTGGCGTAGTTCTCCGAACTGCCCTACCGTTTATCAAAAAGATAAACTCTGGTGAACAAATTACGTTCGATAGTATGTACATCAAAACAGCTCTTGCTGCTATAGTGACCTCATATAGTACCATGCTGGGGTTCGTGGCTGCTAATCCGCTGATAACTGATGTTATACTACTCGCACTAATAGCGTTCTTTGTAGGCTATGGCGAGAATGAGCTAGTCAACTTCGTGGTGTCAATGTACGGGATGTGGCGAACAGGCCAACCTGACGAGACACCTGAACCCGAAACTGGAGGTGAAACGTAATGGGAATTACAGCAGGAGATATTGACTACGAACTCACAGGTGGTGCTGGTGAAACACAACCAGACGATTCGCTAGGTGGCGGAAAGTCTGGTACTAGTATTACTTCCGCAACCGATAACAACGTGTTCGATGATGTCACGGGGGCAGAAGCTTCCGCCGGAGACACCGAATATCGTGCCATTGCAGTCATTAACGAAGACGCAACAGAAGATTGGACAAGTGTTGTCTTATGGATTACCTCAGAGACAGGTTCACCGAGCACAGCAATCGACTTAGCTGGTGAAACACCTGCAGGCGACTCTATCCAGACAATCGCCGACGAATCAACCGCACCGACCGGTGTGTCATTCACTCACCCAACAACCAAGGGTGCTGGAATCGACATGACTGGACAAGCAGAAGCTACTGGAACACTAGCAGCTGCTGGTGGTGTTGGCTCGTGGTGTGGAATCTGGTTACGACGAGTTGTATCCTCAGGTGCAACTGGATACTCTGCCGACTCTTGTACTATCCGCTGCGAGGGCGAAACTGTAGGGTGCCCACCGGGCGAACCTCCAGGACGCTACTTGGTTTGGGTTGACTACCGAATCGATATTGCGACTGGTCTCGCAACACGAATCGGAGGCGGATATGAGCCCATTGAAGTCTTTCCGGAGGCGGTCTGACATGTCTGCAATTGGATGGAACATATTACCTGCCTGCTTCAGATGCAATTACATTAAGAGTCGCAACTTTGCGATAATCCTTAATGGCAAGACGAAGCAGGTTGAGGTAATAGTCAAATATGCTCTCAATGGGATACATCGCCACGATGGCAAGAGTTATGCACGGAAAGGCAAATGTGTCAAGTGTTACAAATGTCCTGACGAAGAATTCACCATTCGCGAGAACGCAAAAGGAAAACCTGGACCCATGGGTTGTTTCTTTGTCGAAATTAGACCACCCAAGGACCGAAAGGTCGGAGGTGACCTTTACGTATGAAAATCGATTTCGAAAAAGAAGCAGAAGTAATCCAAAAGGGACCAGTAGCTGCACTAGAGTACTATAAAGATATTTGCAAAGAGAAGGGCTGGAAAGTTGCGTGGCTAATCCCCAGTGCAAACTGTAGGCTTAACACGCAACTCTTCATGGCCTACTTACAAATGTCTAAACCACCACACGTACTAGTAATCAAGAATCACAAACCCGCATACGTGAACCGGAACAAGATGGTAGAAGAGGTGTTAGAGCACCTTGCTGAGAAGCACGGTATCACACATCTGTTCTGGACAGACGATGACATGTACCCATTACCACCACATACGCTAGTCAGACTATTAATGCGCGAAAAGCAAATAGTGTTCGCACCTGCGACGACAAAAGAAGTTTGTCCACGGTGGCTTGTAGCGGACTTTGATAAACCGGAAACGGAAGATGAAGTCCAAACAAGCTGGTTGGAAGTGGCCGAAGATATGGGCAAGAACCCATTCGGTTTCAAACCAGAGTACCGTGATAAACTTGTGAAGGTTGCAACAGGTACACACGCGTGTATACTCGTAGACATAGATGTGTATCGAAAGGTGAAGTTTCCGTGGTATTATCCACACTACAACGTCACCAACCGAGAGCACTATGAATCTGACATTGTGTTCTTCCACAGAGCGAGACGACAAGCAAATGCAGATGCTTGGTGTGACTTCACAGTCCCATGTCTCCATATGGAGAAACACGTAGCGTATCCGCACTTAGGGTTATACCTAAGAGGCTTGAAAGGCCCACAAGAATACAACTGGGCCGAGTTGAAAAAGTGGCAACAGGAAGGAGATGAAGAATGCAGTATGAAAAAGGATACTACATCCAGTCAGAAGACTCAAACTACCAAAATTACCCCTTGAGGAACTATGGTCCTCTAGCGAAGGGTTTGGTAGAACAGATACCTCTGACGAAAGGGATGTGGGTCCTTGATTATGGATGTGCCAACGGCAAACTAATTGAGGAGTTGATTAAACTCAATATCCCTCATGTAGTGGGCACTGACATTTCATACTATGCAATAAACTCTGGTAGGGAGCAAGGTTTGCCATTAGAGTACCACAATGTAAACCTACTAACAGAGAGTTTCGATGTAATAATGTTCCTTGATGTACTCGAACACGTACCCAGCGTAGATGAGATACGATGGTGGCTCCGCTTGATACCAGGCGGGGCTATGATTGTAGTGAGGATACCAGTAAGCGCAGATGAAGGCGAGGACTTCGTGTTCGAGGCTTCAAGGAAAGACAAGACGCATGTCCAGTGCCATACCAAAGAATGGTGGTCCAACCTCTTTGGTGAATGTGGCATAATAAGTGTAAAGGAATTCAGAGGTGAAGGAATCTGGGAATCAAGTGGAGTGATGGCCCGTCTCTTGCTAAAAGGGGTGGAATGCTAAAATTCCGCGGACCGAAAGATGGAGTTGATTTGAAATATCGAGCCCAACGGAGAGAGTTGAGTGAGTGCGACCAGTTTGCGATAACACTATTCGCAGAGCCACAACCGAACATCCATGAATTAGAATGGGACATTTTGTTGCTGCTCGACGCTTGCAGGGCAGATTATTTCAAACGACAGAATACGATACCGGGTAAAACGACACTCTATCAACAAGCAGTAACGGAGACAGCTTCGTGGCTCCTAAATACGTTTGGTGATGGATTCTACGACTACATATACGTATCCGGAAATCCTGTCTGCAACTCAAAAATGGAGACGTTTGGTTTCGAAGGACGAAAACACATAAAGACGATAATCGATGTATGGGATTACGGATGGGATGAAGACGTTTCGACAGTGACACCAACACGATTGGTTGACGAAGCATTGGATTACATAAATGGGGATAAACGAGTGGTTGTACACTTCATGCAACCACATACGCCTTTCCTACACTACCGTGAACCCATCTATGCTTGGAAACCAGATGCGGCAGCATGCCATCGACCCGAGACAGAAATATTACTGCCTCCGAGTCAAATGCGCGAATTGTACGCAAAGAACTTGGATGCAGTGTTGGAGGAAATTGAGCGGCTAATCAAGAGTACAGAACGAAAAGTTGTGATTACCACAGACCATGGAGAGTTGCTCGGAGAATGTGGGATATACTTCCATCCACCACAGATGGATTGTCCCATACTCACGACAATCTTCTGGCATGAGGTGAAAAAATGAGTTACAGAGGTGCACCCTACGACGATACGTATTACTATAACAGCGATAGCGTTGGATATAGTAACTATGAGAAAAGTATCCCAAGGGGTGTAGAACAAATCCTCAATGACTTTGAGGTACAATGTGGACCTGTTAGTGGACTCACCGTTGCCGATATTGGGTGCGCCTTTGGATTCTACACAAACGAATTAGTCAACCGTGGAGCGGATGCAACAGGGTATGACATTTCCTCTTATGCAATAAGTAAAGCGCAAACATTGTTCCCGTCAATAGCGTCGCGCTTCGTAGAACTCGATTGTACGAGTATGACGGGAGTGTCGAACAACACCTTTGACAGAATACTCTGCTTGGGTGTAATGATTTGCATGCCGGATAATAGTACTATAGTAACCTTGTTCAATGAACTAGCTAGAGTGATGAAACCTGGCGGTGCCATGTACTTCGGAGAGTTCCACATTGAACCAACTCAATACCCCGGTGTACTAATGGTTAAAACAATGGCTGAATGGGAAGCATTGGCTACTCCCGCGTTACCTGGCAAGACAATCACCGTGAGTGATATCTCTCATCTACCCCTAGGATGGGATGTACGGATAGTGGTGACGTAAATGGTAGACCAAGTACAAACTGGAATGACCCTAAACGATATAGTGGGCAATACAAGAGTCACGTTTCGCAACCCAAGAGGAACGAAAAACTACTATGTGTTTGGTAATTACTCAAATGGTTATAAGTACATCTACTATTGGTACAGTTCTGACGGCGATACTTGGAGTAGTAACCAGCAAGCTATGGGCACGTTCAACTCATATGATTACAATTCCATTGACGTAAGAATAATGGAGGATAGTGGCAACTCACAACTTGTCGTTTGGATTATTGCCGAAACTAACAACGATATTAAGTATCGGCGTGGAACAATTGCAGATGCTAGTCAAACGATTACTTGGGATACTCTAGAAGTAGACGCGGTAGCCAACCTCGAAAACCAGATAACCAAGAATCACAGTTGTGCACTTACACGCACTGACAATGGACGATTAGTCATAGCCTTTACTGAGGATGACAAACTTTCTGGTAAGTGTTATCGGTTTACTAAGATTATCGGGGCAGATGGCGATAGTGGAACACTTACATGGAGTAACACAACTGTAATTTATAACTCCCTAACCGACTCGGATGGTGGGGGCACCAACAATGACGACAAAGACGATGTATATCCAGGTGCCGAGTGTTTCAGTTCGTCATACCCAAACCGCGTATTGGTTTATTGTCGAGTACCCGACGCAGATGATGTCTACGATTATTCAGTGGACGTTTCAACGTGGGATTGGAACGGCTCGTCGATGAGTAACCAAGCCAACGATTTTCATGATGGCACAAATTCTAGTTCCAACAACGCTGCAAACCTCAGCGGACTCGTTGACGAAGCAGATAAGGTGCACGTTGTTTGGGTCGAACAAGCCAGTGGCACCGAGCTTGCCCTGAGACACGAGGCGTATCCGACAGCTGGTGGACTAGGGACAGAGACTACCTATACGGTTTATGGCCCTGCTTCAACGACCATAGGTGAGTGTACCTTAACTCTCGATGTCAAGACAGGAGCTGACGACCTTTACTGTTTTTATCACCGTGGCTCTGGCAACTACATCTATTGGAAGAGTACACCATTAGACACGATTAGCTGGAGCGGTGAGGATTCTGTTGCCAGTGGTGGTGCCAACCCAACTAGTGTTAGTTCGTGGAATCGTGATGTGGAAGGTTCACTACACCTTGCTTGGGAAGAGTCTGGGAACATTTACTATCATGAACATGGACTCGTACAACTCCTCTATAAAGACCTGGCAATGCCCTATGATGTACGAGCGTATTTGAATAAAGACCTTGCAGTACAGTACGATGTGTTTGCACTCGTATATGACGACCTCGCAATCCAGTACGATATCTTCAACCTGGTCAACAAAGACTTAGCGGTACAGTATGACATATTTAATCTTCTGAGTAAGGACTTACAAATCCTCTATGACATCATAGCAGTCTCGCTTGTGAATAAAGACTTAGCAATTCAATATGATATTCTAAACTTGCTCTACAAAGACTTGGCAATGCCTTACGATATCTTCAATCTTCTGAATAAAGACCTACAGATGTTGTACGACATATTCAATCTTGTGAATAAAGACTTAGCGATGCCATACGACTTGTTTGCGTTTGTGTATAAGGATTTAGCTATGCCTTACGATGTCTTTAACGTTATTGGCAAAGATATGGCAATGCCATGGGATGTATATGAGCTCTTAGCAAAAGACTTGGCTGTACAGTACGACCTGATAGCGTTCCTATACAAGGACCTCGAGATGTTATGGGACATAGGAGGGCTTATTGGTAAGAACTTGGAAATGCTTTATGACATATTCAACTTGCTATATAAGGACTTGGCGATGCCCTACGATATATTCAACCTTGTAAATAAGGATTTAGCCATGCCCTATGATATCTTTAGCTTACTAAATAAAGACTTGGCAATTCAATATGATTTAATAGCGTTCCTGTACAAAGACTTAGAAATGCCTTATGACATCTTTAATCTTTTGAGCAAGGACTTAGCAGTGCAATACGATATATTCAATCTGCTGAACAAAGATTTAGCAATCCAGTATGATGTTATAGCGTTCCTGTATAAGGACCTACAAATGCTCTGGGATATATCCTCAGGGTTTGTCAGTAAAGACCTTGCTATACAATATGACGTTATAGCATTCCTTGGCAAGAACTTACAAGTAGTCTGGGATATCTTTAACACAGTAAGTAAAGACCTGGCTATGCCATGGGATATATTCGTACACATTAACAAAGATTTAGCAATCCAATATGACCTGTACGAGCTACTCCAGAAAGACTTGGAGATGCTATGGGACATTGGGGGACTGGTAAGTAAGGACTTGGAGTTCCTCTGGGACGTCTTCAACCTAGTCAATAAAGACTTACAGATGCCTTACGATATCTTTAATTTACTGAACAAAGACCTTCAAATGCCTTGGGACGTATTCGCACATGTGAGCAAAGACTTAGCCATGCCCTACGATATGTATAGCTATCTGTACAAGGATTTGGCTCTCCAGTACGATATATTCAATCTTATAAGCAAGGACCTTGCTATGCCGTATGACATTTATGTCCTCCTTGGAAAGAGTCTTGCAATACAATACGACATGCGTGCCTACATTGGAAAGGACTTACAAGCTCTGTGGGACCTTTATAATGTTGTAGGTAAGGATGTACAGATGCTGTGGGATATCATACTTGGTATAGGGAAAGACCTTGCACTACAGTGGGATATGAGAGCATATGTGAGTAAGGACTTGCAATTACCCTATGACGTAATAGCGTTTATCAACAAAGACATGCAACTCGTCTGGACGGTTGCAGGAATACGGATTCCAGCGAGAGGTTTAATGCATGTTCGCCGACCAGGACGGTTCAAGGTTAGAAATGCGGGGGTGATGAGCTAATGGCGTTTCCAACGATAGCCGATACGAACACATCGACTGATACAGCAGGGACCACTCATACGGTAAGTCTGCCCCCGAACATTTCGTCAGGTGATTTACTCCTCATCTTCTTTACCACGCAGGGAGATAACACTGTTACAAACTGGAACGGATTCACCGAGCTCGGCTCAGAGTCAGCAAGCGTCAAAGCATTCTTCGCGATTGCCTACAAGAACGCCAGTGGAAGCGAAGGAAGCACTATTGATATTACTACGAGTCAGAGCGAACCGAGTGCACACATTACTTATCGTATTACGGGATGGGATTCAACCCAAGCACCCGAACTCTCGACAGTAGCCGAAGCTAAGAGTTCAACTCCCAACCCAACAACTTGTACGCCGACTGGTGGAGCTAAAGACTACCTTTGGATTCACGCTGATGGCTGGGATGGTACCGACACAGTTAGTGCTTGGAACGCTGACTTCACCCTATCCCGATTGAGCTCGATTGGAAGTGGTTCTGGTGGTGCAGTTTCTGGTCGGAATGAAAACGTGGCTTCGAAGGACCCCGGAAGTATAACTATTAGTGGCTCTACTGACTGGATTGCATGGACTGTTGCAGTACACCCTGTAAGTGCTCAATTAGTCAGTAAAGACCTTGCTATGCCTTACGATGTATACGCTTACCTTAACAAGGACTTAGCAATGCCCTTTGACATATTCAACCTCTTACCCAAAGACCTGGCCATCCAGTATGACATCTTCAACTTAGTCAGTGATGACCTAGCAATACAGTATGATATATTGAGTCTTGTCAACAAAGATTTGGCTGTACAATACGACGTCATAGCATTCGTGTATAAAGACCTTGCGATGCCTTGGGATATCTTCAACCTTGTGTACAAGGACTTACAAGCACTCTGGGATATCTTCAGTCTGGTCAGCAAAGATTTAGCAATGCCGTATGATGTGTTTGCACTCCTCTACAAAGAATTAGAGATGTTATACGATATAGCAGGTCCGGTTGGTAAAGACCTACAGATGCTCTGGGATATCGGGGGGCTAGTTGGTAAGAGCTTAGAGATGCTCTACGACGTACTTAACTTGGTATACAAGGACTTGGCTGTACAATATGACATCTTCAACCTTCTAGGTAAAGACTTGGCTATGCCATACGATATCTACAATCTCCTGAACAAGGATTTACAAATGCTCTGGGATATTGCGTATTTCATTGGCAAGGACCTACAAATGCCCTATGATGTCTTTAACCTTGTAAGCAAGGACTTACAACTTCCATATGACATTTACAACTTGGTCAATAAAGACCTTCAACTCCCATACGATATATTTAATCTTATCAATAAGGACTTGCAAATGAACTACGACATCTTTGTACTCTTAAGTAAAGACTTACAGATGTTGTATGATATAACCGGACTCCTGGGCAAAGACTTACAAATAGTCTGGGCTATCACAGGAGCAGGAGCTGTCTTTAAAGACCTACAAATGATTTGGGAGGTCTTTGAAACTCCAATACATTGGAGAGGTGTGTTTAGTGTACGCAAACCAAATGTATTTGATATTAGAGAACCACAAAACAAATTCGGAGTACGAAAACATGAGAAAATGGAGGTGCATCCTCAATGAGTATTGAAAGTGTAGAACTCGGCACAACTGCCATATTAACATATGAGTTCATTGATAAAGATGGGAACAAATACGACCCCACATCAGTTGAGGTTGATATTTGGGATAGTGGTGGAACGCAACGAATGGATGGAGGTTCACCAACACAAGAAGCCACCGGTGAATACTCTATCGAGTTCACTATCACTGACACTTGGCCAACAGGTGCCTATCTTGCTCGATGGGAATTCGTAGTCAGTGGTGCTACGTACAAAGAAGACCATGTCTTCTGGGTTAAGGATACAAAGTATTTCGACTCAACGCAAACAGAAGTGACAATCGAAATGGTCCGAGCAGTGTTGAATGATATCTCTGCTGAGATGGTTAGCGATGCTGCAATCGGAATGTATATTCGAACGGAGACAAGCTTTGTTCTTCAACACGCTGGTGAGACTGTAACTGACCAGATAAAGGATGAAGCGATACTATGGCGTACAGCATACATGACTATCATGGGTTATGCAGTATCATACGAACGTGCAAGTGGTCGGTCATTACCTATTGCACTACAAATGCAACTAAGTGAAATCAAACAGCGAGCCGAAGCTGCAATGCAACTAGTCTCAAGAGAGGACTATGTACTACCACCCGTCATCGCGATAACCAAATCACATAAGGATTTGGGTTCAACTACTCGCGACTATACATATACGGAGGATACCTAAATGGCATTTGAACACGGAAGAGGAGTAATGGGCGAACGTACCATAAGCATCTCGATAACTAGTGACCTCCCCGCATGGGCGAAACGTGGGTTGGCACCTGCGTTTGAGAGTGAGTTCGAAGATATGATGTACCAGATGGGCGCAGATGCGATGCAGTTCCTTATGGAGAGGTCACCAGTCAAAAGTGGTCATTTTGTACACTCGTGGAAATCCACGGATATGGAAAGGACGATGGCCGACGATTGGTCGATTCATATATGGAACGATGCAGACTATGCAGAGGCACTAGAGTTTGGTCAACAACCACACGCTATAATTGCTACGAGAGCCAGAGCTCTGAAATGGATATCAGAGACTGGAGAAATAGTGTTCCGCAAAGCTGTATGGCATCCTGGGACGGAAGGTATACATATACTTGACGAAGCAGAGAAGTGGTTCGGAACCAACTATTGGAGATGGGTACAAGAAGCTTATGATAGAGCTCTCGAAGAGGCCGAAAAGGGTGGAGGAACATACTCGGGAGGAAAATACTTCGATTAGGAGGTTAATAACATGGGAACATGGGTAAGACAATTGGCCCTGATAAAGGGATATATGGAAGAAATAACACAGTTCAAGAGTGTCGAGTTAGGGGCACCTGCTGACCCCAGAGTCTTGACATTCCCATCATGCTTCATCAGTTTAGCGCCTGTCGATTTCGCAACAACTGAATTCGACAGACGCGAGCAAAGAACGCTCTTCGTAGTGCGTTTCTTTGTGATGAGGAACACTTGGGAAGACGCTGTAGACGAACTACAGGATTTGTCTGAACGAGTGTACGACAAGGTCAGAGAGTATCGTCAAATGGGTGGAGAAGTAATGAACCTTGAAGTGGTGCGGATTAATCCAACACCACTTGGAGAGTTCAACAAATTCGCCTGTGACATATTTCTCGAATCTCGGCGGAGAACGCGCGACATGACTACGTGAGGTGAAATGAAAAAATGGGAAAACGATATATTGGTATTGCTGAAGAGACAACTTACGGAACATACGTAGCACCAACGAATTACATTGACGTCTTTAGTGAGAGCTTCTCAGCTACTAACCAGCCAACTTACATCGATGGTGTAGGAATGCGAGCACATCGTCGCTTCGTCCCTGGAATGTACGGTCTGACTGGTGGCTTTGAATGTGTGGGCGACATTGTAACCATCGGATGGCTTCTGAAGATGATTACAGGAAGTGTCAGCACTTCTGGTGCATCAGACCCATATGAACATACGTTCGAAGAAACGCAAGACATCTACAGTTACAGTATTTGCATTGGACGTGAAGTTGACGAACGAAAGATTACCTCTTTCGGTGCAAGCACGCTCCGGTTAGAATGGAGTGGAAGCGAGCCAATGACTGCTGCAGTTGAAGGTGTTGCACAGAAGGATACTACTGCTGCAATTGGAACACCCACTTGGGATGATGAACCGGTTATCGGTAGTGTACACTGTACTTTCGAATGGGACGACGCCGCAATCAACGTTGAATCAGGACGACTAGAAATCTCTAACAATCTGGCAGAGGATGCGTGGAGACTTGGTACTCGATTCCAGACTGGGTTATACCCACAACGGTTCGAAGTTGACTTTAGTCTCGACCTAGCATTCGAAAACCTCGACCTATGGAAGGACTTCTGGGGTGCTGCAGCTGCAACTGAACCACAAGCCACACTTGCTACACACAAGCTAGAGTTCTTAATGGATACCGGTGTAACTAATCGAACGCTAGATATCGCGTTAGCACGAGTTGTGATTGACTCGGGTAACGTACCAATGAGTGGACGAGACCGTCTCATCCAAACAATTGAAGGCAAGGCTATCTACGACTCAACAGCAACCAATGTCATTGAAGCCGTATTAACCAACGGCGAAGCAACGTACGGAGCTTAGAGGAGGTGATGCGATTGGCAGAACAGTATCGCAAGTCTCGACCCACCGTCAAGAAAACCCTATCAGGCGTGGAGTTCACACTTAAGGCACCAAGTCCGATGGCGTTCTTTGAAGCATTCAGTGAAGGGTTCCCTGAAGAAGGTCAGGCAGAACAGTACTTCATTGCAAATGCACCAGCACTTATCAAAGCACTCCTACCGGATGTGGTTGTAAGTCCACGAGTTGTACTTGGCGAGCCGAAAGAGGGTGAGCTCGGAATACACGAGCTTGACCCCATGGACGCTCTATCCTTACTGCTCGTCGTGTTCAACGAACTAATGGACTTCACAAAACTTGGTGAGCTCTCCTCATTTCGTGAAGACGGACCTGGGCCTGGGAATAGCGCAGACAGCAAAGATGTTTGGGACGCGCCCAAGTGATTTCCTTGGAATACAGGATAGGCTTGAAGCAGCAATCTTCGATGTGTCTGCTGCTAGCGAAATTGCCATAAGGGAGGGTGAAGCCTTAGAGCAACTCGATGCATCGCCCTCCTCTAAGTCCCCCTCTAAGTCTACCCGCCGTAGACCGTCGAGCACAAGACAATCGGTCTTGAAACAATTTGAAAAAAAGAAAAGGAGCAAAAATAAGTGAGTCAATTACCACCAGTACGTTTTAGTGTAAGTGTAAACGTACGTCAAGCAGTACAGAACCTAAATCAGGTACAGAAGGGCATAACCGCTTTAGCCCGGTCAGCTGGTGGTGCTACTGTTCATATAGGCAGAACTGCAACGGCATTCAGTACTTTAAATAGTAAGATGAGCCCTGCGTTTCAAGCTCTACAAGCAGGAGCAGCATTACCTACCGGTTTTGCGAGACGACTCGGCATTCTCAACTACCGTCTAAATGAAGTCAGCCGTACTATAGGTCGGCGTGTAGCACCGCATTTCAAAGCTCTGGGTGAAGGATTTACCAACTTGGGTACAAGAGTATCAGCACTACAAACGCCACTTCGGAACATTGGTAAACAGTTCAGCCAGATAGGAAGGATAACTGCATATATGGGTCGTTCGATTTACTGGGTTGGACGTAACCTTATGTGGATGTCCACTATTGCTCTTGGTGCTATTGGTGCAGTGTTAAATATCTATCGTGAATTTGAGTACGAACTAGCGGGTGTAACTGCAGCACTTAACATACAGACAAAAGATAGTGCTGCAGCTGCGCAAGCTACCGAACAACTCAAAGACGCGATAACTACTGCTGCCAAACAGTACGGCTATGCAACACAAGAAGTAGCACAGATGGCTCGTTTGATGGTGACTGCAGGGTTCAGTGCTGAACAATCACAAGTACTGATTGGATTGTCAGCACAGTTCGCTCGTGCAAACATGCTCAACCTGGCAGATACAGCTGAAGTACTTACTTTGTTCTTCAACAACTTCGGTGCAACAGTTAATACCATTGGTGGATTTCTTGACAAACTGACAGTAGCCGGTGTTTACTCGCAAGCTACACTACAGCAATTGTCGCGAGGAATGGGCTTCTTCAGTGGTGCAGCCGAAATGTACGGCATGCGCATTGAGGAAGCTCTTGCACTGCTCATACAGCTTACCAACCAAGGTGTAAGTGCAACTACAGCTGGACGTCGTTTGACTTCAGTCTTCGAAGTACTTGCTAGTAAGTCACACCAACTCGGGTTCGCAATCTACGACGTATACGGTAACTTTTTACCGATGACCACCATATTGAAGAACTTGAAGACGAAACTACAAGGCTTTTCGAGTGAAGCAGCACGGAGTGCATACATGACCAACTTGTTCGGGCAAATGCAGACAGAAATCATTGGAAAGCTATTAGACTTAGAAGATGCAACTGATGCAGATATTGATAAGCTCAACGAGCTTGTTGGTGTACTGGAAGAAGCAGAAGGAGCAACAGAGACAGCAGCCGACATTATGGCTGGCACGCTTACTGTACAGTTGGATAGGTTAAAAGCTGCTTTAACGGACCTCGCAAATATATTTGGTTCGGTTGTCGTACCTATACTTGTTGAATATATAGAAAAGCTACGAGAGTTCCTCGAACAAGAAGAAGTGAAGCAGTTCATTGAAGAGTTCGGTCGTTCCTTCATTGAAGCAATGGTCGAAACATTTAAGGCTGCAATACCTCTTGTACGCCGCATGCTCGACTTCCTTGTGAAGCTTGTAAGAGGCTTGGGAGCCTTCTTCCCTGGACTTGCTGATGGTGCTTCAAGTGCAGAAATACTTGGCAAGATACTTGGCAAGTTGCTATCAGTAATGCTTATGCTCGGGCCAGCAATGATGGGTATCGGCCAGATTCTACAAATGGTATCACTACCGTTTATGGGTCTCGGTCAAATCTTCGGTGTACTATCAAGATTCGCACCAATACTAGGTGGTGCTATTAAAGGTCTTGGTGGTATCTTCTCCAACATGTTCAGCATCGTTTCGGGTGGAGGAGGTATCATGAGTGCACTGAGTTCGGGCATCACGGGAATCTTCACTGCAATTGGTCCTTTGATTCCAATCATAGCATTCCTCGTAACAGCAATTATTGGTTTGATTCAATGGTTCCACAAGTTAGACTTCATGCAGGAATCAGTAGCTCTGACTATGGAAGCATGGGCACCAACGATAGATACTATCATGGGAGGGTTAGGAATACTCCTCAACCTCTTCAATGATATAGCTCTACACTTGGGTACATTCCTCATCCCATTGTTTGAATGGTTTAACTTCCAACTACAGTTGTTGTCGCCAGTAATAAACTTCTTTGCCACAATTGTAAATGCGTTAGGTACAGGGTTCCGAATACTACTACGAGCACTATGGCCAGTTCGGTTCGTCATGATACAAATCGGACGGGTTGTACACTTCCTATCGATAGTGTTCAAACCACTGATTGATATCATCAATGCATTCTTCGGTGCAGTCAACCACAACTTGGGAATCATCAACGAGAACCTCGATTCAATGGAAGACCCGGCATTAGCTCTTGCTAATGCAATTGGACAACCGCCAAGCACAGGGTTGGTTCTCTCGTTTGAGGGACTAGCGGGTGCAGTAGACGAATATGTGAAAGCTTCGCGGACGATGGCTCGTGTTGGATTACCTGCAATGCAAGCTGCACAAGGTATGGCCGAGCAAGGTGTAGGTGCACCGCTTGGTGTGGGAGCTGGTGTTGCTGGTGGACGTGGTCTAACCATTGACAACGTTGAGGTATCAGTGTTCGTAGAAGAAATGGTCGACTCAGCAACAGTCGGCGAAGAAATATTCGCCGGACTGATTAGAACTCTTCGTGAGGAGGGAATCTTCGAAGAATGACAATAAAACTAGATAATGTGGATGTACTCTTCAACTATCCAGGCTACAAATACCGACCGAAGATACTAAGCTTGAAATACACAAAGCAAGTAACTGAGGCTCCTGGGTCCTTCAGGATAGCTATAGAGGATACAGTAGAGTATCGCCGAATCAATCAAATGACCGATGTACAGGTTTTTGTTGATGACGAGCTCGAGTTTCGTGGCATCATTGAGGATAAGGAGTACGATGAAGACTCCGGAATGATTAAGTTCTCCGGACGTGACTATGGTTACAGACTGATGCGAAAGATACCGGGATGGGACTCTTCAAATGACATGGAGAGCAGTGTTGCGATTGGACAGATAATCGACGCGTTTGTGGAGGATATCACATATAGTAACTTTGTTGAGACTTCCAACACAACACTCCGATGGGTGTTCGGTCGAGGCAAGACTGTTTGGGAGTGTATCAAGAGCATCGCAGATGCAACATACAAGACGATTGATAGTGTCAATTGGTATGGGTTTGATTTCTGGGTAGACCAGAACTTAGAGTTACACTTCCACCCGCGGAACTACTATCAGTTGCCGATACGGTTTACATTCGAGAAACCTGGCGGTATAATTAAGAGCAAGAGAACAGAAACTAGTATCCCAATACGGAACGAAATCAAACTACTGTCAGACAATCCGTCACTCATCCCCCACGATGGTGATGCATTCACCGCTGCGGGTGAAGAGACAAGATGGGAATGGGTAACTTGTAGTACATGTGAAAGTACTTGTCAAGGTTGTGTGCAAATTAACTGCGAAACAGCTTGTCAGATACACTGTCAGACTGGTTGCGAAGCCGTGTGTCAATCAGGATGTGAAGTGAGCTGCCAGTCAGGATGCCAAGTATCCTGTGAATGGTGTTGGGAGAGTGGTCCCGTAGAACTGTAGGTGATTATCATGACAGCAATAAGTCCATCAATCAGTAGGCGATTTGGATTACACTCAATGTACATTGAAGTAACTTCTATTGCCGGTAATAGTTCCTATCACTGGTGGTATCCGAAGGATTACGAGACTGCCAGTGGTGCCGGACTCAAACTTGACCTCAGCGGATATCACGAGGTTCAATTCTACTTCCGAACAACGTGTAATACTACTAACCTTGACGAATTACGTATACAGTTGTACACCACACCGAACAAGTATGCATACCACGAACTTGCCATGCCAACCAAATTCTGGCACGTAGAGAAGTTCTCAATTGAGGACATGACTGAAGTGAACACTCCTGACTGGACGAATATCAATGCAATTGGGATACATCTCGACACTAAAGCAACGCCCCCTTCAACAAACTTTGGTATGTGGATTGACGGATTACGTATCATCCGTCATCAGATACTTGGTGAGGCAGAAGATGTACCGAGTCAACAAACTTACGGTACACGTCCATTGTACCTTGTTGATAAGGGATTTCAATTCCTTGGTCAACCGCAAGCAATGGTAGAACAAGTGTTGAGAGAGTTAAAGGACGAACAAGTTACAGTTCGACAAAGCTTGCCACTCAACTTTGAGGTCATACCGGGCTACCTTGCAGAGACATGGAACGGTACAGACTTCGAAGCACTACGTCTCCAGAAGGTTGAGTATAACTTTGACAAAGGCGAAATGGAAATCCTGATGGGTAGGAAGTCGTCCGAGCTCAAAGATATTCTCAAGTCATTCGGCTATGATATCAGCCAAATCGGACAATATGGTGGAGATGTTACGGGAGTTACACCAACTGAAGAACCAGTAATCGGTTGTGGGACTACTTGCGAGCTTACCTGTCAATCGGGGTGTATGTCTGCTTGTCAGACCGAATGTGAATTGAATTGTCAAACACAGTGTGAGATTGCCTGTCAGACTGCATGTGAGCTTGGGTGCGAAACACAATGTATGCAACAATGCCAGTGGTGTTGGGAAGCAGCAGGAGGTCCAGGATAGATGTGGGAACGTCCGTCTAATATGAACATGCTTGGGTTCTATATCAACAAGAGTTGCAATCTACGTTGCAAGTATTGTTTCATAGGAAAGAACGAAGTAACGCAACCTGAAGGTGTTCTTCCTCTCGATGTGTACAAGAAGATTGTCGACTGGTTTAGTGTTGGCGACTTCTATATGCAACCAATGCTTGCATTCTGCGGTGAGGAGCCCACTCTTCATTGGGGCTCAGTTGTGAGCTTCATGGAGTATGCTCGTGAAAAGGTCCCCAAGGTAAACCTCGCAATGACCACAAATGGAACACTATTGACGGAAGACATGGTTAAGTTCTTAGCAACGATGAACAGTGAGTTATTGATTAGCTGTGATGGGGTGGAGCACAACAATTACAGGGTATTCCCTGGTGGGGGTCCTTCACTTGATAGAGTAGTAGAGAGCATCAAGTTGGCAGTAGAATATAAGCTTAGGCTGACCGTCCTTTGTACTATGATTCCTGGTGCTGTTTCAAGGTTATCGGAGACTGTCGAGTTCTTCCATGGCATTGGTGTAAGACAAGTTGCACTGAATAAGGTTGTAGAAGGCTACATTGACTATACTGAGCAGGATTATATCGATTTAACTCGGGAGAGATGGAAAGCAGCACAATATGCCGACGATGTTGGTTTACAATTGGTGTTCATGGAGAAAACTTGTAAGGATGTACAACAGCAGAACCGTGCTGCGCGAGAGAGATACACTTGTGGTGCATGCTACGGTTCAATTGGTGTTGATATGCATGGAGACTATTATCCCTGTCACAGGTTGATATGGTATCCAGAATACAAGATTGGCGACTACAAGATAGGTGTAGACCCAGAGAAGAGAGAGTTCTGGCGCTCACTCGATTATGAGCAGTGCCATGGGTGTACAGTCGAGGGCTGTTCTGGTTGTTATGTTGAGAACCTTGGTTGTGAAGGTGACCTACTAAAACTTCCACTTGCACACTGTACCATGGAAAGGATAAGGAACGATGTGGGCAAGATGCTTGCCCGCAGGAGAGGTTTACTACCAAGTATTGACATTTAGAGGTGATAGGATGTCGTTAGATGATGTACAAGCAAAGTACGATACTATTAAAACAAAGAATGCAGAAATTACCACACTGGAAACAGACAAGCAAACATATATGGCTACTAATAAAGTTGAGTTCGAAGCTGCCATAGCAACAGTCAGTACTCATCGTACTGCTGTAGCCAACTATGACAGCCAGATAGAGGTTAGGAAACACGAGATTGAAATACTTGTCGGAGAAATCGAACAGATATTCAAAGACATGGTGAAAGCTCTGAGAGGTGTGATAGAAGAATGACCGCAACAGTAACAGAAACAACTCCGGTCGTAGTAGGAGGCAATCTTATCGTCGACGGAAGTTTCGAAGCAGCTACAACGTATGATATACGATATGAACCTGCCACGAATGTGTCGAAGTGGTATTACGCCACAGACCGTGAGGGTGTGGAGATAGATAACAGTAGAGCGCATTCTGGTACGAAGAGTCTTCATATCCGGTCAAATACTCAATATGCACAAGTATACACTACTTGCTTCCCGACTAATCCGAACAACAATAAGTACCGGATATCATTCTGGGGCATAACAGCATGTACGACGGCAGCTATGTTTGGTGTATCCCTGCTTGCCTATTATAGTGATGGAACCAACTCGTGGATTGGATGGAAGTCATTAAATACCTCGCACGACTGGAGATATGAGGAGAGTGCACAGCTCACTACCAACGAAGCAAAGACCATCGAGTACCTTGTCGTACGAGTTATCCTTAGCGCAGACCCAGGCGACGAAGTAGTCGAAGCATGGTTTGATGATATTCAGTTAATTGAAGAGTTTGATAACCTGTCTGATGATGGGTTAGGCCGATGGAGCAACAATGAAGAGTCAGCAGACCTCATCACTGAAACCACTACTGGTTGGACTGTAGGAGGTACTGGCACTTATAGCCTAACGCAAGAGACGGGGGACAAACAGAGAGGGTATGCGTCAATTAAACTTACATGTACAGGAGCCGGTACTCTTGGGCTGTATTACTATTTCGACCCAGACATAATGCTTATCGAACAATACACTCAGGTCAAGTTTTGGCTGAAGAGTAACAAGGCTATAGACTTTGTCATACGCATGCCAGATAGTGCAAACAGTTACAGTACTAGCAGTATTGCAAGTACTGGTGGCGTGTGGACTGAGAAGACTATTGACTTCTCGTCAATGACACCTGCAGGTGCAGCAAGAGAACCTGTGGTTGGTTTCAACTTCTGGTTGAGCACATGTGCAGTAGACGATTACATACAAATTGACTCGTTCCGCTTCAGAAACTCCCTTATCGGCGAGGACTTCGATGATGATGTCAGCGTCACCATCTCACAGGACATCCCTGTACTAGCAGAATTACAAATTCGCGGGAGACCAAGATATCCGGTCCGGACATATCAACTCACTGATAATGGGACAATACCACTTAACCTATCGGGTGATGCAGAAAGTCAGAGAGAAGACTGGGTACAAGAATTTACGCCGTTTAATAAACTTGTCAGGGGAATTACAGTTCGCCCGGCAAGTAATACTGGTTCTCCGACTAACGATGTCGTCTTCAAGATAGTCATATTTGACAACACGACTGACGATACGGTTGATGCGGTACTTATGACCCACACAGTCACAGCAACAGAGTGGGATATGCATATAGGGAGAGAACTGTTCGTGCCACTACAGGCACATTGTAATGTTGACGACCTCACATCAGACCAAGTGTTTGGTATTATGATTGAACCGGCTGGCTCTACGTTCGGCGGCACCTATCGTAACCTCACTGCGAGTACCACAGACGCATATGCAGGTCATAGTATGTGGTGGTATCAGTCGGTTTCGCCAGGATGGACGGAAGACACCACAAAGGACCTGTACTTTAAGATACACTACCGTATAGCAGGTAGTATAAAGATTCGGTCGACGAGTGGTACAGAATTCAGTGTTGGCGGCGATATACTTACCGACCAAGAAATCTGGGTCGGTCCTCATGGTCGAGGGATGATGATTTACAGAGACGATTACTCGACATATAAGTTCTATGATGATATGTACGAGAAAGATAGTGGTATTGTGCTGGACCTTCCTGGAAGCACACAAGTACAAATCCCCGATGAGGAAGGGTACGTGTATAAGTTTAGTTGCTTCTTCCCCATCATAAAGTGCACACTATGGTTGAATACATCGCAAGGCAATATGGACAATTTGGAGTTCCGAGTCTCGTCTGACGGAGAGAACTGGTCGCTACCTATAACCGATTGGGAACTCTTCAGTACATACCACGCAGAGATGGTACTGCCAGTTGAAGGTACTACTGAGTTCTATCTTAAGATTTACAACACACACGCAACCACACACTACTACTCGTATGGTATGAATGTCTATGCACAACTCGATACCAGTAGGGCACGGATACCAATGCTTCTCAAAGGGACCAATTATATCTGGCAACCGTATACGGCTGGTTGGATGAGATATTGGCTGAAGGTGAAGGCTATTGAGAATATTCCGTCAAAGAACTTTCTTGGTATCGACCCGTATGGCTTACCGAGTGATTATACTTTTAACACACCAAAGATGAGAGTACCGTTTAGAACACAGTTCGAGAACATGATAGCTTCGATTAAACGTGTGAGTAGTGTGAAAGTACTTAAGCAACAAGTACTTGGCGGGAAGAGACAAATACGCACTGGTACACACAAGGCACGTACATACATGATTGACCTGTCCTATGTTACACGTGACGAGCGACAAGTAGTTGAAAAGTGGCAGGAAGAAGGTACACGTCTCTTGCTTGGTACACCTAACGAGATTGTACCAGTCGTGATACTACGGATTGAGTTGGATGAGAGACACGAAACAAGGTGCACATTGAGAGCATTGGAGCTGATATAAATGGCAGTATATAATACGCAGGATTTAACACACGAAGATAGGTTTATTGGTATTGGGCAGAACTTGCTTTCCGACCCAAGCTTTGAAGACCACGGAACAGCAAGTCTGGCACAAGACCCTTGGTTCAGATGGTACTCCAGTGTCAATATCTGGGTAATGCCATACGTGGTGAACATTGATGAATCGTTCGCACGAACTGGTACACGTTCGGTTAAGTATCGCACAGACTATAGTGCAGGTATGTACCAGTACGTTATACCGATTAACCCATGGCATCACAGGTATTATGCGGGCTTGTGGGTGTACGTGCCAAAAGGCATCGACGCTGGATGTGACGTCGTCGTCCGTATTGACTTCCACTACACTGATGGTACGGTAGATTATGTCTACGCAATAAGCGACCATGCAAATCGTATTCAAGGAAGTGCAGCTAATACAGATGGCTGGGAGTATCACTGGGGATATGCAGAGGCAGACGAAACCAAGTCAATTGAATACATTAGCTATTATATTGTTAATAATACTTTCAACGATGACATCTTCTATGAGTGGTGGGTAGATGATTGCTTCCTTGGTGAGGCAGAACGAATTGTGAGTGCACCAAACCATATGGTTGCTGGACCACACGATGACAGTGGCGACGAGCTCACAGAGTATACAACCGACTGGACAGTAACAGCTAACTCTAACCTTACACGAGATACAACCAACTATAAGAGTCGGAATGCAAGTCTGAAACTAGACCACGGTACACGCACCGACTACTCGCAGTTCTGGTACTCGTGGGGCGCTGGTAATGATTTGAGAGACTACCAAGGCATTCGTCTGTGGTACAGAAGTAATGTTAATACACAACTTGAACTCAGATGCCCCGACTGGAATAATGGCTTGGCGTACACACTAGACGCTACAGCTGGTACGTGGGTTGAAAAGAGAATACCGTTCGAAGAGTTCAGACAACTTAGTGATTCACATTGGCCAAAGTTAGAGGACTTCCAGCAAGTAGTCGTCTACATGAGTTACGGTGCAGGTACCGATTATGTCAACATCGACGGCATGTACTTCTATAAAGAATTGATTCCGCCGGAGCAACAACATCCACGGTGGATGGTTGAGAGCTATGGAGAAGACTTCCTACATCGACCAGTTATTGGTAGTACAACGGCCATTATGACTGATGAGGGTACAGAAAGTGATTCGGGCAACTACACGAAGACTAACTGTACCATGGGTGACAATACCTCCATTATGACTACAGGTAGTAATTGTCTGTGGATGAAGATTACAACGGGAACGAGTGCGGCTACTGCATACGGATACACACTCTCCAAGAAGTTCTATTGGAAGGACTTCTCACACGTAGAGTTCTGGTATTGCAAGGCTGTTAATACACATATAGTCGACCAACTTAAAGTACGCATCTATGGAACCAACAAAGATGGTTTACGAGTGACTATGATTGCGCAACTGAATATTGGTCGTGCATGGAGTGCAGCCAACCGTTGGTATAGGTTCCGTGTACCTAAAGAAGCATTCCTACCAGATTATACAGACCGTACAATCGAAGGACTATACATGGACGAGCTTGGATGGTCAATTGATGCTAACCATGGAGCAGACAACGATACACATTACTTTGACGACATGCAATTCCATCTTAAGGAAGGAGCGTGTGTGAATACTGAGATGACGGTACGACCGTACAAATCGTTTGACAGAGAGTATGGTTGTCACACCAAGGATACTCTTCGGTCAATCAACTACACATCTGTAATTGAACGCTACGGGCAAGTCTTCACTGCTACACATTCTGGTTTCCTGAGAGGTATAATGATACAGCCAGGTTCGAATGTGGGGTCGCCGACAGGTGACGTTTATGCAACACTCATAGCAGTGAGTGGTACACCAGCACTTCCCACAGGTAATGGTTGGCAGGTTCATACCATCTCTGCGGAGGATTGGGACACCCATGCGAACGAACTCTTGTTTGTGCCATTCAATTGGCAACTCACGGTTGGAACCCAGTACTGTATATTCTTCTACACGACACCATTGAGTACTACAAATGTTAGATATGTGTGGGTTGATGCTACATCACCACCATATGACGATGGGTATGGGTGTTCTTATAATGGCACATCGTGGGTACAGCAATCGGGTGATGATATGCGTTTCCATCTCGTTTGGGGTATACCAGATGAGGGTGCTCTTGAATTAAACGTCGGGCCAACACGTATACGGAAAGACTTCTTGGACGTTCCGACCACATGTGAGATTACTCTACGGGAGGACAACTATGGGAAGTTTTACTACTATGAGGATTACTCGTCACAAAAACACTTGACCGATTTGTGGAAGATAGTGCCGCCCACTACAAACTATGTAGTCTGGGAGAACTCGAGCTCTAGTCGTATGAATCTCAAAGATGACGGGGAGATAATATACAAGTTTAAATTCCCGTGGACTGTTACGAGAGCAAGTATGTATGTTGCTAATAGTGCAACGTATAGTACTGAGGTGTACATTGGTGATGGGAGTACGTGGTTCCTTGTCGCCACTGTGGGCAGCACTCCTGGTACAACGGCACAGGTTAACTTGTACAACTACGTTAACGGGACAAATGAATTCTACATACGGTTCGTCGGAGACGATGCTGGCAATCCTTCGTATGTCAATGAGTTCTTCATTGAAGGACAACTAGACATGCGTGATACTGTTGTCACAATACAGCCAGGTAGCAATCCAGTCAACAGACCATTCAGTCTCAGCAGGTCCGATTGGGCTGTCATGTTCGGCGATATTGTACAGGGAATACGTACATACACAGACTCGCGGTTTGCACTAACACCAGACGTAGACGTAATCGAAGATACATTGATGTCACCAAATGCGATAATACTGTGGTCGCGTAAGACTGCTTATACTACTCTTGACGCGTTCAAGGGAAGGGAACAGACTACATGGCTTGGTGTTGAGGAATGGGAAGCAGTTGTTGACGGAATGTTCACGAACGACGATGTACATAAGCTGGAGGATTGGAAGGATGCCGAAAAGGAACTCTGGCTTATGACATTCGATAGATGTGTGCGTGCACGCATTGTTGACATTAACTATAGTAAGACAACACAAGTCGGTTATCAGAGGATTAAGATAGCACTACACGAGATAGCCGCGTAGGTGAAACAATGAAAAGACTATGGAAAGAGTACGAGGAAGAACTACTCCGAAAGGAGTATCCAACAACACCAGCTAAAGTGCTAGCCGGACAATTGAACCGTTCGGTTGGTTCAGTTGAAAACAAAGCCAAAAGGATGGGCTTAAAGAAATCGATATACTACGATAGAGACATCGGCGAAGAAATCACGCCGGAAAGGATTATACTGGGAGTACTGCAACGGTCAAAGCATCCTTTAACATTCGAGCAACTAATGGAGAATAGCAATCTTGGGTTATCTGAACTTAGCTTTGCAAGAGAGCTAGAAAAACTACGACTTGAAGGGTACGACATAAAAGGGTTAGAGACCGCTAGAGGAAAGCTTTACGGTCTTGTGCGTACAAGTGAATTTGACCCAACAAAGTATTACAAACAGATGGGTGAGATAAAGACACCCGTATTGATGACAGGAGATTGGCACGTAGGGAATAAGTATCACAGTCACCAAGCATTTATGGACCTCTTAGCTTGCTGTGAAGAATACAGTGTGGCTACAGTTGTGATTAATGGAGATTTGCTACAAGGTAAGGGAGTTCATAGACGCGAAGCAATGGACCTGATTATGCCCGACTTGGATTACCAAATCGACACAGCGGTGAGTATGTTGAACATGATACCCAAATGTGTCGAACAGATAGCGATTGTCATGGGTAACCATGAGAGCTTTGTAAAAGGGAACATTCGTGTTGGATGGGACATGTGTGCGAGTGTTGCACGTAGAGTCCCCCGTGCTGTGTATTATGGGGGAGTCGCAAACATTGAGTTGGATGACAAGTGGGAGTACTTGGCATTCCATGGTGAAGGTGCAGTTGGATATGCTGTAAGCTATAAGGGACAACGTATCCGAGATAATCTCGTACAGCGGCCGCATATACTACACTTGGCTCACATCCATCAACCGTATGACATTCCAAGACCACACCAGAGTGGAAGAGCAAGTACGATTACGTCTGCATCGCTGAAGCGTGAAAGTACGTGGGAGATGCAGAGAGGTTGGACTTCCATTATTGGATGGTGGATATTGCATTACTGGAGTCCACGTAGAAAGTTGCTTGAAGAATTTAGTCCCAAGGTGTATTGAGTGACGGAACGTTTGAAGAAAGCGCTCATTGTACTCGTCCTACAGCTAGCCATAGCTGCAATCATCGGGTTCATTGAGCCTGCTTTCTTCACCCCTTGGGCTCGTGAGTATAACTACTTTCTCAATTACGCTTGGATACTTGGACACTTTTCCCCACTCTGTGTAGCGTTCCTCCTCCTTGCAATCTTACCCATCGCGGCGATTGTACTTATTAGTCTTGTGAATGAAGACTTAGAAGATGCTGAGCTCTTTACGGTGACTGGGGCTATAACCGTCCTATTATGGCCTCTTGTCGAAGACCTCGTGGCTCATCTGCGATACGGAAGCTTGGCCCTCGATGACTGGACCCATTGGGGGCTTCCAAGCTTCCTAGCCGTCGCTCCCGACTTTTGGATTCCGACCTGGTACCTACTCATAATCGGTATCTGCAGTCTTATCTTTCTTGTCTATAGACTGTATAAAAAAAGAGAGTAGTGTGGCTCCGAAGAGCCACAGTGTTCATTAGGTTTTAACTGTCCACCAGACTTCGTCCCAATAGCAATCGTCGTAGAAGTGCGTCCAATCCGATATGAGTGTCATGACTACAATAGACTCTACGTAGTTGCCAACTTTCCGTGTATGTTGTGTTGACAACGGAACAACGATTTTAAACCATGTTTGTTCGTCTATCTGCGTGTCTACGATAAGGTCGTAGCGTAGGTAAACGTAGTTCCATGCCCAGACTTGCATTTCCGGGTCAAGGTCTCCATGTGTACACTTATATTTGAACCAAGTCTTGAACCACACCGAGTCCACTGTTTCAGAACCGATATACTTTGTCATCCAAAATTGTACTCTTGCTTGTGCTGGATTGAGTGGTGGTCCGTGTGATGTTTGTACCCAGAGACAGACATAGTTTCTCGTCTGCATCTCTGATACGCCACCGTACTTCCAGATTCCGTTCCAGATTGAGTATCCAGTGACGTGCCATTGATAGGTAGTTGCTGATACGGTCGACATACCGAATGATGCGACGACAATAAAACCTAGTAGTGCCAGAGTGAGTCGTTTCGTTCGTTGTTTCATTATTTCACCTCCGCAAGGCTCATCGGAAGGGGGTCTCTATGACCCCGTTCCTTCTTTGGCCGGCTCAGCCTTTGGCTTGGGCTCTGGCTTTGGCTCCGGCTTGGGTTCCTCTTTCGGAACCTCTTTCTTGGGTTTAACGTACTTAAAGAGATACGTCTTGTTGTGGATTTTGTCGACTACTAGCGATTGACTCTTCTGCATTACTGCCCAGTGTTTTTCAACTGCTAGTATCTTGGCAATACGCAACTCGTCTATATCCTCTGTTATCTCCACTACTTCCATGTTGGGGAAGAGCTTCTCATTCTTGAGCTGTTTCTCTTGTATCTGAGTTACGTTTGCCATATCCTTAGTTATGATGATTGCTTTCATCTATTCACCTCCTACGTGAGTTTTGGTATCTTCTTTTCTGTCGCGGTTATGATGACGTCTGAGTCTACATTCAGCATTATCTCTACTCCGTCACCCCAAGGCTTTACATCCATTATCTCTACTGGTATGACAGCCTTGAAGCCGGCTTTCGGGTCCACATTGTGTAGTCTAAACATGAAGACATCATCCTTCTCGCTTACTTGCCTTCTGTAAGTCTTCACTTCGTTCCACCTCACTTTTATTCATTAGTTCTGTTGCACCCTCCCACTTCCTCATCACTACGGGAGTATTATGCCCACACTTGGTACAGGTGATGTAAAATCCACCCGCTAAGTCTTTTTGCAATTGTACACTCTTGTCGAACTGCATTCCACAGTTACCACACCATGCCACTACAACCCACCTCCTATTGGGCCGACCTCATCTAGCTTTTCTTGTGCTCTACGCAAGTTCTGTATCTGCTCCTGCAACAGTGTAGCCTTTTGTTCCATCTCTCTGATTATGACATACAGGGGTTCTGAGTTCTTGATGCGCTGTGCTGTATCTCGGTAGAGCATGACTTGGTATCCTATCTTTGATAGGTTTTCAAACATTCTATCTATTTCTGCGTTCCGGTGTGCTCTTTTATCATAGAAGGCGTCGTATTTGTCTGTTTCATTCATCCTTTCTTTCTACCTCCTTTTTGCAGGGTTCTCTGCCGTTCTGGAATAAGCGTACGATAGGCATGTTCTTTTGGACCAGTGGGACCAGTCGGGGACCACTCAGTTTTCCCGCTCCTGTAATCAAGTATCTTTTGACACAGGGTACACACACGTTTCCTCCACTTATCCCATCCATTGTGTGGATAGAGTCTTGTCTTGAAGCTATTATCCCTATCTGTGACTCGTCTCCCACACAGGGACCTTCCATCTTCGAAGAAGTGTTTTGAACGTTGTGCTGGCATTCTGTTATCTCCACGAGCTTTCGAGCCTCTCGACCATCTTCTGGAACATCTCTGGGGTTATCTCTCGTTGGTTTAACTCCTCTATCTTCTTCCGTATTTCAAGACTGTTCTTCCATGCTTCGTCAACATCATAATCAGACACTTGTATCACAGTATTTAGCTCCCTAAACAGTTCTGCCAATTCTTGTGAAGACTTACGCTCCACAACTCGTTGCTGTACTGCTGATATTTGTGACGTTACATGGTCGTGCCGTCTTGTTAATTGTACGTTCTCTATCTCGACCTCTTTCTGTCGTGTTTCGATTCTTCCGAGTTCGTCCTTCAGCACCTTGAGTGCTAACTCCTCTGCTGTCGCCAGTGGATTCTCGACTAGGACTTCTCCTACGCTGGACACTAACCCACTGATGTTTATCCCAAGTGCTCTTAGCTGTTCCTTTAGCATCTTCTCCATGTATATGCTTGTTGGCTCTTTCGTCATTCTTTTCACCTCTTTATCCAGACCTCGTCTGACACAAACTTTATAGCTCCGTATCGTGATAGCATCTTTAGTACTTGCTCCCCTCGCTCCCAATCCATCCCAAGATAACACAACTCTGTTATCAGGTCTTTCCTTTTCATCTTTCCTTCATTGTCTCTTAGTATCGTTAGTACTTCCGCCTGCTCCGTTCCTCTACGTATTTCATCTCGCCAGAATGCCTCTTGTCTGACAAGCATCTTACCTAGCTCGTCGACTCCTACTCGGATTACCGTTTTCCATTCATCTCGTATGAGCGCGATACCCAACAGCATTCTCTCATACAGTGGCTCCTCATAGTGTGGTATCCTGTACTTCTCCAAGTAGTCATAGATTGCTCTATCGAAGACTATCTTCTTCAAGTCATCTAGTTTCATCCTGATATTCTGAAACCCCCTCTTTATAGCTGCAAGTTGTTTCATATCAGGCGTAATGCCTTTCGCTTCTCGTCTTCGCTGTGTGAGCATGTCTCTATCTTTCTTCGTTGGTATGAATTGTAAGAACAGGAATCGCCGACCCAACCCCGACGTCAAATCAAATCTCTGTGGTTGTGTTCCTGTCCACATTGTCGCTCCCGTCTGGTAGTTTATACTACCCGCCGCTAAACGCTTATAGACCCATCCAGAGTCTAAGCTCGTAAGCATTGCAGTATCCAACTGCCTTGAGTGAGAAGAAGTCATACTCTCACTGATTGCTGAGAATTCTTCTACACCTATGATTGAATATCTGTGAGTCCATGCAGCACCTTTTACGACTGCCGGTTCGCCTCCATTCCCAAACCTTATAGTCCCCACCCACCCAGCTTCACTCATGTACCCTTCAAACGCCGTGTTGATAAATGTATCGTCAAGCAACCCAAACCCCTTCCGTAAGAATTGCTCCAACCAGAACGTTTTACTGAAGCCGGGTGGTGCTACGAACATTATGTGTAGTCGTGTATCCATGAGCCGGCCTGCTTCAAAATAGATACGCTTGACTCGGTTCACGGTGTTAAATAGATGTGCACCTATACTTGCTATGAAGTACGGAGGAAACTTCTCCACATGTGCACATCTACGATGCTCTAGCTCTCTCAGCATCAACTCGTACATTGACGCGTTCATGTTCGTAACACCGTCCAGCTCAGTTGTACTGGATTACTATTTTCGTTGAGTGGTTGACAATGAGTAGTCGTCCTTTGCCCTTTAGCTTTCGTGTATCCCAAGTCCATCCTCGGCCTGCGTATAGTTTCTTTGCTTCGTCTAGAGTTATTGTGGATAAGTGTATTACTCCACGAATCCATTCACGTAACTTGTACTCTACTGATTTCTTTTGTGTCTTAGGTTCTGGTGTGGGCTCAGGCTCTGGTTCGTCAAGTTCGTCCTCCCGTGGTTCATCAACCATTGGTTCATCTTCACTCATATTGGCTTGTCACCTCGTAGTAGTTTTTTCAATTTGCGGGCACGTACTGGCCCTATCCCAGGAACGCACATCCAGTCCTGGTCTCCTGCAAGTAGAAAGTCCCTCACTGTCTTGAATCGCTTCAAGATAGCCTTCGCTGTACTCACTGGTACTCCTAAGAGTCTGCACAATGCAACCACTCTTGGGTCGCTATGCTCTCTTTTCATATACACTCGTCTCGGAACTCCCAACTTCTTTTCATCCACTTTCTTCATTATCCCTATCAGAGAGTAATAGAAGCGTCGTCTGTCCTTTCTGTCGTCATTGACCCAGAAGATATGTACACCATAACGGACGGCTGCACTTGCTAACCCCCCGTAGACTACCTTCCAGTTCAGTGTATCATAGTTATAGAGATTCTCTACTGCACCATTGATTGCAAGAACCTTCACTTGCTTGTCGGTTTGGCTCATCCTTTCCAACTGACTCCACAAGCGCCTTGCTTGGAGACTCGCAAGTAGGTCTGCTACTGATTTAACCTCTATTCCGACCTTATCGGTTTCAAGGTCAAAGCAATCAAGCTTTGTTCGTTCAACTTGTACTCCGAACGACCTCAGCACTCTCACGTTCTTCTCCTTTTCTCTTGTGTCCACTTTTACTTTTAGAACCATACACTTCTACACCACCTGCAAATGTGTCATCTTCAGCTACTTCCACTCGTACCCGTCTATTCGGGTACATGAAGTGTAGCTGCTCTGCTATCAGGCTTGCAACCTTTTCGCAAGATGCTGTAGTGACCCGTCCACCAAACTCTGTGCATACCCATTGCATCATCAGTTGTTGGGCTTGGTGGAATTCAATGTCTCGGTCGTACTTCCGTACACCAATCCATATCGTCACCTTGCCATAGTGATAATGTGGTTCTCGTAGGTACGCATATTCGTCCGGCGCATCCGGCCAGTGATGGGTCCATGGGAAATGGAAACTAAACTTCACGTACTTTGACATCTTCACAGCTTCGCACCTCCTTATCGATGTAAGCTTCCGTTGTCACTATTTGTAACGGGTCTCTAATTCCACGCATCTGCATACACAGATGGCGGAGTGTTACACGTACTCGTATCCACCTTGGCGATAGCGCACATGAAAGGAAGTGCGCTATTTGTGCTGTTAGACGCTCCTGTATTTGAAGTCGTCTCCCAAAGTGGTATACTACGCGAGCCAATTTTGATAGTCCACATACGAATTCGTCTGGCATGTATTCGATATCCACTGTACCGAACATTGGTAGCAAGTGGTGTTCACATGTACTATAGATTTCAATATCCTTCGCTTTGATTACCACTGGTATCTCTGGTGCATCGAATGTGGTTATATTTGGTGGGTCTCCATAACCCGCCCAGATTTCTCTTGCTGCTCTGGCAAATCGTTCAGGTGTCTCAAATGTACCTTCTCTGTACTCACCGAGTGCTTGTAAGATGTGTGTTGCTGCACGCATCATCTTATAGCCTCTATCTGCCTCACTGAGTTCTTTCTCTTCTGTCATATGCTATCACCATTTACCTTAATCCGTTTGGCTCTGATTCTTGCACACGATGAGATTTGACATACATAGACGAGCCTCATTTCTGCGATGTCATTTTCACTCCATGTTATACATCGAGCAACCAACCTCATAGTCTTCTTCCAGAAATGTCTCCAACATCTCATTAGTCTACCTTCATTAGCTTGAACTTCTCGTCCAATTCTTTCATTTTCAGTGTTGCTCTTTCGATTATCGTCGGTATATCACGGCCAGGATACGGTCCTGGTGTCATATAGAGCCACAGGTCGTGTAGTATCATGTACACTTCCATCGAAGCTTCTCTAAGGGCTTCAAACTGTCTCATCGTCTTTGATATCCGCTCTGTTAGCATACTGTGATGCTTGTAGAGCATCTCTATTAGTTGTTCTATCATGGTTGCTTCCTCGCTCGTGATTCAACCCAGTCGTGCCAAAAGAGTCGTATTCTGAACTTACCGAAGTGGTCGTACAGACGCTTGTACCGTCTGATACATCGCCCACACAGTACCACCTTCTCTTTTGTCTTCGGATGTATTCCGGCAACTCCGTCACCGAACCGAAATTCATGGTGACAGAACTGGCACTTCATTTTTCGTTTGAGGTCCTCTAAAGGGGGACCGCCCTTCCTCATATGTCGGATTGTACCATCCTTTTCTCTTTTAATGGTACCCCGTGCTCCGCAGAGGTCGCAGAGCATATCGTCTTCGTTGCGCCCGTAGCCGTTGCATCTCGGGCATTCTTCAATTGACATTACTTTACCTCCATTACTTTATGTATCTGAATCAAGAGCCGTGGTGGATATGGCTCTTTCCTCAGTTCGTCCACCAAGAGGTGGTATAGTTGCTTATTATTATCGACGGGTTGTAATGTTACTCTCCAATTCGGTAGCTTGTGTCTTTTCACAATAGCTATCGCTTCATCATAGTCACCCATGCTTCCTATGACGAACTTGAATTCGACCTTTGTGTCTTGCCTTGCATATCTCGCATACTGTGCTATCACCGTATCGTTGGGTCTATGCCCACTCGATGTTAGCTTTGGTGAGACAATAAAGTCCACACCCATATCAACAAGGAGCTTGTCGAACTTTGTCCCATTCGTCTCTACCATGATATGATGTGTGCCACAGAAGTATGCACAGAGCTTGAATAGTGCATCGTGCTGATAGAACGGTTCGCCACCAGTGATGACTATCTTCCACCATGGTTGCTTGTACACCCACTTTGCGACATCTTTTATCTTTTCGCCAAAGTAGATAGCACCATCGTGTTCCCACGCATACTTGGTGTCACACCATTCACACTTGAGATTGCATCCATAGAATCTTAGGAAGATTACTGGCGTGCCAATCGTAAGTCCTTCACCTTGTATCGATATGAACTTCTCAGACAGTAACACTTTCGTGTCCTCTACTATACTCACTTCTTATTCACCTCCTTTCTTGCCCAGGATGTCGGTGTCTCCCAGACGATTACTTGATGTAGTTTTACATTCTTGAACTTCTCCGGCCACCTATTGAGTTCGTCCAGTATCGCTTTGATGATGAATCTCGTGATATTCTCTGCTGTTGGGTTCGAGAGTACATCCTCACCCAACTCATTGAGTACCTTGTGGTCCAGGAAATCCGTCAATGGTGTTATGATGAATTGTTTAATGTGTCCAAAATCCACAACGATTCCGTTCTCGTTGAGTGGACCTTCGAACTCTATCCGTACTAGATACGTGTGGCCGTGCATCCTACTACACTTACCTTCGTGCCAGCGTAGTATGTGTGCTGCATCGAATGTGAACTCCTTGCCTACTATAATGTTATCAGTCACTGTTCTTCACCTCCGGTCGCTCCCTAACCTTCGTAGTCCTTGTCCTCCCACTCAGGTAAATCTCTATCCCAGAGACACCTGTCTTGGAAAGCGCATCGTACACACATGCCACTGATGTTGGGTGGGAATCTTTCGATATCTTCACTATCAATGGCTTTGCGCATTTTAGCCATATTCCGATACAATGCTCGTATCGTGTTCGGATGAAATGCTCCAACATCCCATTCCTGGATTGCTGGGTTTATGTACACGTAATGAGTAATACGTCGTGGTCTCCATCTTCCTACTGCTTCTGCGACGTGGCGATAGAATGCACATTCAGACCTAAACTGTGTCGGTCTGTACCTAGCCTGTGTTTTGTACTCCACTATAGCTATATTTCCATCGCCCATCAAATCCAGTCTGTCAATGATAGCCTTCTCCTTCACACTGCCGTCCTTATTGTATGTAATATACTCTCCCTCTGTTTCAAGTGGGAAGAAGTACTTTGGACCTAACCCCAATCGTCTTATCTGTAAGTAGCGTTTCGTCTCTAACTCCAAGAAGAAATGTATATACCGTTGTACTTCCAATGAGTAGTGTCGTGGTACCATTCTCCAGAAGTAATAGAAGACCTCTTCAAACGTTGTCCGTGGCTCTAAATCTGACCATGTAACCATTTCCTTAAAGAAGTTGTCAGCGAAAATATGGAACTCTGACCCAAACCCCGCCTGTACATGCATTTCCTGTGGTTCGCCTAAGAGACAAACATACCAATACTTTCGTGGACATATACGCCATAGCATAAACCTCCACTTACTAATATGTGTACCAGCTGCTGGACCTGCTATGCTAGGCATACTCAAATATTCTGGTTTGCGTGACATTATGTATCACCTCTGACCAACTAATTCCTGCAATCTTGAATATAGGTTCAAGTTTCTTTCTGTAAACCTTTTTCCATTGAAGTTCGTAATCGACAACAACTTCACTAGGGACGGACTCAGTATCAGGTAATACTGCGACGTAAGGAGTCCGTGGTTTCCCATGTACAGCTTTGACATAAACGAGTCGAGGCTTATGGTCTTCATGGAATTTGTATCCAAGATGTTGTCTTGAATATATGACAGCGTTTGCCCAAGCAAAGTTATCATACTCCTCGGGTCTACGTGACATTCCTTTCGGAGCGCCAATCGCATGAATAGGTAATCCTTCCCACTCTTCTTTTCGTCGTCGTACAATTTGTTTAGCCTCCACTATCTCTTTCTTTATAAGATGTTCTAGCACTTTAGCAAAGTCTTCCACTGTTACTGTAGCTGTATCGGACCTTCGTGATGCAAGCCCCTTTATTTCAATCATATCGCAGGGCTTGCCGTCCTTTTGAGTCACACGTCCTGCCCAGTGTTTCTTCTTCCCATCAAAGAAGACTGTTTCAAAGTACTTCTCGAACTTCAACTCCAGTGGGAACTTCGCATTTAGTTCTTGTGCAATCTTCCTTAGCTCATCATTCAATGCATCCTCAAGCCATTCAGTTTCACTGAGAGGCACTTGTACAAAGACCGAATCTGTATCTCCGTAAATACTCTTGAAGCCCTCCGCATCAGCTCTATCACGTAACCGACCAATCACCATCCTTCCAACAAATGTCGTCGCACCTTGTACTGCAGGCTGATACAATCGGAATCCCACATATCCATTGACTCCGTAGTTCGTATTTGCTAAGAACTTGGATGCCTGCTCCTCCGTCCAGTTGAGTTGCCACTTCGGGTCACCCAATGGTGTGTTATTCTTCTTCGCAGCATACATCCTCCGTTCCATCAATTGCTTCTCTGTAACACGAGGGACTATCCCTTGTGGTGTACTCTTGAACTTCCAGTTCCCTACAACGATATCACCATTTACTGGGTCGTACGTCTCAGCAGAGAGATTCAGTGCAACCATTATTGACGGGTACATTGAACTGATGTCGAACAGTGCCGTATGGTCCACATAGCCTCTCGGTGGTCTTAAGACAAGAGCACCTTTTTCCTTGCTCTCTTCTTCTCGATGGATTCTGGTTGGGAGAGGATGACCCTCTGTGCTTCTCAGATACTCTGCATCCATTACTCGGCTGTTCTTATGAACAAGTGAGAACGCGCAACCGACTCGCCTTCGAATTCTGTCGAAGTAAGGCAAGAGATTTCTCGCCTCATCTACAAGCAGTAGCGCGACAAGGTCGTTGTAGCAGTACTCTAAGAAGACCTCTGGCTCGTACCTCCAAAAGTAGTCAACCCGGTCACCCAGGTCCTCGTACGTCCAACCCGTTTCCAGCCATACGATGAACTTTAAGTCCCACGAAGGCTTCTGTCCTTCCGGCTTTGTCAAATTCCTATACAATTGTAATAAGTCTACGCACTCGTGTCCTCCAATCCTTGGCTCCCACAACTCCTGCCCCCACTTCTTCTTCTCACCCTTTGGTGGAGGCTTAAATAGGCACCGTGCATACTTAAGCGGAGACATAGTTCTAATCTCAGCGTTGAGAAGTTCGGCACGACGTAAGAAGTATGGCCAGTCGAATTGGTTGCTGAACCAACCGCTGGAGACGTCATAGGCTTTCTCTTCAAAGTGCTCTGCGATTCCTTCGAGCATGTCCTTCTCTTTATCATATGCTATCACACCCTTAGGTGGGTCTGTCTCACCACTATTAAGCCAAAACACATATCCACGTCGCTCGTACGTGTTGAAAAGCTGGAATGTACATATCGGCCACTCCGGCTTTGCTGGTCTTGGCATTATCTCTGTTGGTGATGCCACTTCAATATCATACAGACAGTAATTTGGTTCTACATCCAATGGCTCATCTAAAGGAATTGGCTTCCCACGACCATCGTGCTTAAAACTGTCACGGATTCCCAAGTCCGTCACGACTCTCCACGGGAATGGGATGTCTGCTTCACAGGTCCATGGGTACTTCTTCCGTGCCTGCGGGACGTCCCCAGGCATTTCGGTGTACTCCTTTACGACTGGTCTTCCAAATATATCCCTAACACTACCAACCTCCCAGTCCTCGGCCGGTCTCCAAAAATAAGGGCGAAAGCCACGCAGTCGTACTACGTGGCGCTCACCTTGTTCATCTCTGCATGTTAGGTAGACAACTGGACGTTTGCCATCTGGAGTCTGCTCTGGCCGATAGTTAGCGGTCATCATCGCATACTTCATGACTTCACACCTTTGGGAGTACTTGCATAGTTTTCCTCATTATCTCCAGATGTTCTGGGTTAGCGTACATTTGCTCCCCCAGTTGTCGCGCAGTGTGTTTTAGCACCTTCGTATTCTGTGCACATCTGAACAAATCGTCATCGTCTGGTTCATATCCTTCTGGTACACGTGAGTGACGCGATTCACCGAACCACATCATTTCACCCCACATTGCTTGACTGATTGCAAGCGATGTATCCACACTACGTATTACTTCGCCTCCGTACGCATACAACTCCATCAGTGCATCAAGTCCTAACAAGTGGTGCATCTTCTTGAAGTATATGTCCGGATACTTGTACCGTACATAGTGTACAAATTCGGGCCGTGTGCCTAGACGCTTGTGCTCTAGTACACTGTATCCTATTGTATCAAAGCATATTGGGTTGGAGTAACGCATAAGTTCCTTGTAGCAACAGGACCACTCATAATTATTTCGTCCATGTGGGACTACCATAACATTCAAGTTGCCCATGTACTCATCAAGGAAGTTAAACGTCGCTTCAATCGTCTTGTCCTTGTTCCCTGGATAGTCTGGTGCAACAATTTCATGTGCACCACACAATTCTGCTGCCTTCACCATTTCATCGAGTCCCAGTGGTTCTGGTAACTCGAAAGCACCGTTATCAAGTATGACATACTGTAACTGCGACATGTTCTTAAAGTAGTTGGCGTATTTCTTGTCCTCTAGTACCAAGTGTGCTAAAGCGAACTGGCAGTCACCAAGTCGTGAGATTGGGAACCATACCTTGCTTACTGGCGTTATGGCCAATCGCACTATGGCCCCCCCTTCTTGCGCTTCTTCCTCTTCACGTGTGCTTGTTCTTTGGTCGATAGTCCTGTTTCTTTTCGTGGCATTGCATGACCGGTTCTCTTGACGACACTACTCGATGTACCACAATTCTGGCACAAGAGTATGAAAGTAATGGTCTCATAAACCATGTCACTATATGAGACACCCGTATACGAGTGTAACACCTTTGTTGTATTCTGGTCGACAGATTGACCACAGAACGGACACACTATCGGTGGACTTACATCCTTTTCTACCATTTACCTGCCTCCTTCATTTTTACCTTGTAAAAGGCTGCGTATACTATGAGGTCAATGATACTATCCTTACTGGCCTGCTTTCCAGCTAACTTGCGTAGTCGCTGTAGCTTGAGATGCATTATTCCAGCAATCTCTTCAGCCTTAAGGTCATACCAACTGTCCCCATATTCTTTTTGCCGCTCGTTGAAAATCGTGATTGCCTCTCCAACAAGTTTGCGTATGGATACAAAGAAGGCTTTCTGTGCACGAGTCATCTCGTCATCTTTGAGTCCGAAGATTGACTTGAGTGTACCGAAGAATTCCTTAAAGATGCTTCCATTCTTCTCTGCCACGCTGTCTTCAGCACTCTCTATCATTTCCATGATAGGCTCCGGGTCCGGTTCTTGTTCTGGACCATTCTCTAGTAACTCTAGGTTCTCTAGTTCCTCTTCTGGTTCTTCCTCTGGTTCCACTGGTTGGAAAGCTTCCTCTTCTTCTTCCTTCTTGTCCTCTTTACCCTTCTTCCAAGGCAATACGACATCTTTACTTAGCTTAGACATACATTCACCTCCGAATCTTTATCTTAAGCTTCTTCTCGAGCTCATTACATAATGTATCAAAGGTTACGTCCTCCACTTTCGCATCATACATTCGTCCTAGACGACACTTAGTGATTGTACTCTCATACCTCACCTTCGTGCCTGCTGGTGCGCCTTTAGCAGGACTAACCTTAGAGATACTCAGAACGACATCCATCCAGTGTGGAGTCTGTTTCTGCCATCGTGGAGCGAACGCCCCCGTAGCAGTTCCTTGGTCCGTGTACACTTCTCTCGGCTGTGCCGTAATTACGAAGTTACACGGTAGTGCTGCAAGCCTCATCACGATATGCTTGTACCGCAGGTTAGCTTTGCCCCACTCAAACTGGTATGGTTGTCCTGTACGCGACTTTCGGGATGCAACTGTTTCAAGCCAAGCACTGAGCCATTGGGCGGAGTGCTATGCAAAATGAGCGACCAAGGGGGAGCGACGGAACTTGGAAGCAGGAAAATGCCACAACACTTCTTTGCCAGACATCAGTGCCTGAGTCAATTGCTACTGTACCACCCTCAATGTTGCGTAACGAACCTATTGCCTGTTCGAGACGGTCGAGTGATGCTGAAGGATTCACTTCGTCTGTAGTCGGGTCAATGACTACAGCTTCGAAGATACGTATGTCCCTATCTGGGAAGTTAGCTTTCGCAACTGGGGTAGCCCCGAACTCTGTATCTATGATGCGTACAGGTTCCGGACAAGTACAGATGAAATGAGTTTTACCCCCTTCCGGTGGACCACTTATTCCAATCTTAAGCCCCGGCAGTTCCTTAGCTTTCTTCGAAGAGACAAAGTAATCTTCTTCCTTCAACGCCTCTTTCTTCGTCTCCGCTTTCTGTAACTTATCCCATGCCATAGTTTCACCTCCTACATATAGCCTAGTGCTCGTAATCGTTCCATTATCTTGTCCTTATCCTGTCGTCGACCAGCTCGTTCCTCCGAACCATATGGGACTGGCTCTGTACAAGGATAACAACCAATCGACTTGTATGTAAGCGTTTCGTCCTCACCCTTAGGTATCATTCGCTTATACAGTGGGTTCATAGGGACATCATGCTTGAGTACATACTCCCAAATCTCTTCAAGCGACCAATGCAGTATCGGATGTACTCTCGTGTGTTGTGGGTCTCGTCTCTCAGAGAACCACATTTCCTTTCCACGCAAGCCATGCTCATCAAATCGTATTCCGACCGCTAAGGCATCTATATTGTTCTTAGCGACGAAGTCTCGTAACGGGGCTGTCTTCAGATACGTGCAGCATCTCGCACTACTAACTGTCTCTGGGCTAACACCATCTATTCTTGCTTCGCGGTTTGAGAGAACTATATACTGCTTCCGTAAGTTCCATCTGTCTAGTATTTCGTCAATGTACTCGTAAGTCTCCCTGAACTGCCATCCAGTATCGATGAACACTATTGGGAACGGTATGTCACCTAGGAACGCTGCTCGTGCCAAATGTAGCATCACAGTACTGTCCTTTCCACCCGCCCAGAGCATTGCAGGTCTCTCATACCTTGCAACCATCTCCCTGAGCATCCATATGGATAGGTCAATTTGTTCCTTCAGGCTTCACACCCCACCGGTATAATCGTTCTTCGCAGTGTTTTATTAAGCGTCTCGAGTCAGCTATGTCTTTCTTTGCTTGTTCGATATATCTCTTGTGTCTCGCAGTGTACTCCTTCTGTGCTATGCGTGACACAGGAATATTCCTGCCACACTGATATCCACACGTACTACAACTGTGGTCGTGCATATGGTACCCTATGTTACACTTGAGTGTTGGTTCGTTACATACCGGACAGATACCGTCATCCTCTTTCCATTCATATACCATGTGTTCACATCCAAGGTCTCATCAAAGCACTAAAAAACGTGCCGCGGCCTTCAGGCTCCATGCACCTACACATACATGGACTTTCTCGTAATGTGTAGCATTAACCTAAGGCTCATCAATGAGCCAGACCAGCACGCAATCAGGTCCAGTACTTATCGTACATCCCCGTGAGGCTGTCTATAGCTCATCCTTACCCCAAAAAAAAGAGGGGGGAGTGGGGAACTAGTTGTCCCCCACATCGATATCTGTATCAGCTTCGAAGTACAGTTGAGCTTCCTCTTTGGAGACCTTGAATTCGGGACGTGCCCAAACTCCGTAAACACTGATTGTCGGTGCTTCGTTCTGAGTACGAGGATTGACACCAATGCTTGGCCGACCGATAACAATCACACGACTGCCTCGACCGAAGTCAAGCGTAGGTTCGAGAATTGGGTCAACAAACCCAGTAACTCCTTCCTCCATATCAGCATCTGCTTCTTCAAGTACCAACATAAAGTTGCCTGTCGCTGTTGGTTCGCTTCCTACAAAAGCCGCGTCGCCCTCGACAATGCATACGCGGTTCAAGTCATTCTCATTAGCCTTCACCCAGTCAATAAGACCGTCTAGACCAACTTTGAATACGTCAGGTGCACCATCGAGTAATCCGAAGATTTTCTCTGGTGACCAAGAATCAATGAATGACACAGGACCGGGTTCGAAACCTCGCATCGTGGTAGAGCTTCCTAAGAACCATTTATTGTCGTCGGACTGGTCCTTGACAATTGCTCTGAAATGCACAGGCTCACCTAAAGGTGGTTCGAAGTCAGCTTGTACATTTGTAAGAGTGAGCATAAAGAGCTTCACAGCTCCCTCCTTCTTAGGTTTCCCTACACCAATGACCGTTCGTGCAATGAACGGTTGTAGTTTCTTGCCATAGTTCGGGTTGGTTCGACTTCCAAGATTTGGTCGGTCATCCAATACAACACCATCTGCATCGGTGAGACCCTCTGCAATGGCTTTGTCAGGATTAATTTCGTAGAGCTGTCGTGCTTCGCGCCGCTTACGGTCCATTCGGTCAGCTTTGCTTGTGACTCCAAGAATAATACCCTCAAACGGAACCGCTGGGCTCCGTAGAAGACCCTTGTTCTTTACGTAGAGGAGATGTCGAGCTCGCTGCTCAGCAGTTTTAGCCTCCATCGTCGGGTGCTGTTGCTTAACCTTTTCGACCATATCGTCAAAGCTCTTCAGCATCTCTTCTTCAGACATGCCAAATTTCTCAGACCATTTCTTCAGTTTCTCCGTTGTCTCCGGACTGTACTTTGGTTTTACTTCTGCCAGTTCTTTCACCTCCTGTACGTGTCATGTAGTACTTTACGAGTCCCTTACGCTTCGAGCGTAAGTCTCGTAATGCTACTGCTATTCGTAACCATCGACGAACGCATGGAATGGACTTTCCAGTCATCTGTGCAATTTCTTTCGCATTATAAGCCATGTGTTCAAGTTCTTTCGTGGCTTCGACAAACCAATCGGGATACTTTATCGCCATGGTTACTGTCACACCTTATCCAAGTTCCGTATGTGCCCCCGTAAAGGTGTTCCCTATATATAAATGTGATGGTCTGAAAGTCAGACACTACTATTGTAGTTGTAGTTGGTGTGTTACGTACACTTAGCGCTTTGGCTCCATCGAGTTGTCATATATGGGACCAAGGAATCGTAGATACCAAACTTTGTTGTTGTTCTCGTCGACCTCGAAATACTTCTTTAGTAGACCCTTCTTTCGGAGTCTATCTATTGCTCGGTCAACTGTTCGTGGTAACCATATCATGCGTGCGGCTCTCATAAACTTCTTGTACTGAATATTCCTCATGATAGCCATATTCCGATGTACATAATGTTCTACGTTATCGTAGCCCATAAACTTCTGTAGTGCTCTCCGATTCTCTTTCGGCGTACGTGTAGGGTCATACACAAACGCTTTTATTTCCGTCACATTATCACCCCCAAGGCTCATCTTAGACAAGTGAGAGCAAGAATGAACAACAGCAATGCAATTGCACTAACAACCATTACAACTTTGAACAGTCTTTCGTCTGCGTCAGTCCAGTATCCATCAAGTGACATACTAACTACCCCCAAGGCTCATCCCTTTTGGCTAGTGCAGCGTCTTGGTGGACTTACTGCAGCGTGACACTTACCACGTGTAGGCCTCGGATAGCTTTGGCCTGTCTCTCCATTTGCACACAGATTGTACTGCAACTAGAGGACACTATCTGTACCTAAACCCATGCATATCACTATGCACCGAACAAGACGTTACTGCAACCAAAAAGGGGGAAGGGGGAAGAGGACTACTCTTCCTCTTCCTGACTTTCTTGATACCGTTCAGTAGCTCCTTCTACAGCGAGCCAATAGGAAGTTTTACCTTCGTAACGCCGCATAACGAGTCCTGAATTTTCAAGACGTGTGAGACGACTGTAGGCCGCGGAGTAGGAGACACCCAGCATGCCTTGTACCTCCGAGGTGCTGTAAGCTTCTTTTTCAAGTTCCTCAAGTAGGGATACTGTTGGAACGGAAGCACGTTCAGGCTTGTCTGTACCAAGATTGTCAAAGTCTTCTCGACTAACCGGTGACATTGTTCATTATCACCTCCAATTATTTCTGTTCCCTGCACGGGTGTTCCCTACATATAAATGTTGTGGAAACACCTCACCGTGCCTGGGACTTCAGATATCGTATGCGCTGTATAATTTCATCGTTCGTCGTTCCTATTGGGACATTTATCTGAAATGAACACTTGGGACAAAAGACGATTGTATATCGCCTCCGTCTTGTCTTCTTCTTCAAATTTATCCCACACGTTGGGCACTTGGGTATCTTGTACTTTCTTTGTGACTTAGGTTTAGTCATACGCTCACCTATCCAATGTAGGTTATTCGATTTTGGGCTTGCTCCAGTACATTCGAGATGTCGAGTGGGAGCAAGACACCCATGGTTATTCCATGTGCTTCAAGCAAGCCGGTCACGAGATGTACAAATCCCTTTGTAAGAAGGGTGAGCTCTTCGGCTTTAGTGATGTCGCGTCCTTCCTCTTTCTCGAAGGCTTTTGCCTCCTTGAGGACAATCTCACTAAGCGTCTCGAGTGCTTCGTGACCGTGCCGCTTGATTTCAGTTAGGGCATCCTCTGATAGTTCCGTCATCAGCACCTCCTGGAAAGGAGGGAAGAGGTAGAGGTTCTACTCTTCCTCTTCCTCTTCCAGCGATGCGCCTTCGACGGGCATATAGACGGCTGTCTTACCATCATACCGAACTTCGAGCTGATTAGCCTTCACCATGCTCTGGAGATGTGTGTAAATCTCAGAGTAGTAGAGACTAATCTTATCGCCGTATTCTTCGTTGATGAAGTTGGCCATAATGACCTCGCGAAGCTCTGCGACAGTATAACCACTATCTTGTTTAATGAGCCAGCCTTTGAATGCTTCCCATTCAACCTTCTTGGTTTGACGACCGCCTTCTTCAGAGAGTTCCATGAACTCTTCCCGTGTTTTGGGCATAGCTACCTTTCACCTCCTTGGCTTATTTGTTCTCTTTGGAGAACCCTAAAATACAGAGCACGAGGACAGTACGTTATGTCTGTGACTCTTAAAACTTTCCTCCGAGCCTTGACATCGCTCTGTTGTACTTCTGAACCCATTGTCTTGGTTCAACCTCCTTTTCTTGGCAATCTGGACATATCACTCGTTTGTGGTTTGATGTCCAGAATCTCTGATTGCACTTGATGCAGTACCTTGGGTACTTCATTGTTGGATTATTCATCTCACCAACCCCGCATCATTATTGTAAGAATAATGTCAATCTTCGCTCCCGCTCTCGGACTAATTATGCTAACCACAGTATGTATAGCTTCAAATAGCACCAACGCTATTGCCACAAGTATATCATTCTCAGCTCGGTACGCAACAATGTACCATCGTGGGTCGAATGTGTACTTGAACAGCTCTGTCATACTTATCATTTGCATGAATCTTTCCTTCTCAATATCTTTCGTTTAATCCACCACCAGAAACGTCTTGCATTACGCCGCTTCCGGTACTCACTCCAATCTCTCATTATGCCCGCACCTCGCACATCGCTTCCTTTCCATTGGGATTCCCCATCCACAATTGGTGCACATACGATACGTACGGGTGTACCCAGAGAATGCTCTTACATACGTCATTATACAGGCACCTGATATCTTTGAAATTCATGGTCGGACATCATTTCCATGACGAATTCCATAACCTTGTCGGTTACACTATCGCCAACCATCTCCAACCGTACTGTTATCCTAAAATATTTTCTCTTCTGCTCCGACTCGGTGACATGTGGTCCAATCATCTTCGTAAGCTTGAAGTCCCCAGTGGGGATTTTAAGGTCTCGTCCCTTCTTCAAAAAGTACTTTGCCGCATGGGACGTTTTGAACCAGAACCACGCATTCTGATGCCAAGGCTTTTTTGAGTATTTGCCCTTGCGCGGCTCCAAGTTCCAACTCATTATTATCACTTTCAGCATTTATAACTGCATGTGGTCTAATATTTAAATTTGTTGGTCACGCGGTTTGCTCGTACGGATTACTTTCGGTATGACACGGAACGATTCCTTGCAATTGTCGCAATCGCATAGCACAGACTTCTTCAGTTGTACTTTCTGTTCATCTCCGATTAAGTCACCACAATACGGACAATACCGCACATCCATGTTCTGTTTCTCACCAGACAAATCTATCACCCATTATGAACCGTCCAATATGTTCAAATGTTATTCCATCGCTGACTGTTATAGTCCAACCATTAACAACCACATAATCGCCAACCATGATTTGTATTAGTGCATGTGGTTCGCCAAGGTCCTTCCACCGCTTGTTAAAAAATTCAAAGACCTCTTTAGGTGTGCTATCAGCTGAGATAGCAACATCCAAGTGTCGCTCTTTTGTGTCAATATTATACTCCAAAATCATCTGGACCACTTCCTGGGTAACACGGACCTGTCACCCAACATTCGTAACAGAGTACAAGCTGACATACGTCACACACGTATTCATCATCTCTTACGGGCCTTTCACAATGCCCGCATTGTAATGCTCCTGCTTGTGCACTACTCATTTCCACCCACCACTCATATTAATTCTACCCCCGTCTGGTTGTTCCCCATATATAAATCTTATGGTTACGGGTCATCACATACGGATTGGGTCGTCGCCTAGGGGTACAGTAGACTTACGGTCTTTAGAACGTAAGGTTATGTACACACGGTTTAACTTGTCCACCTTTATGCTGACTTCAATCTTAAAGTCAGTCGAGTTGTATATATCGATACGTGGGACTTCACACTGTGGGTTAAACCCATCTTTCTCCATTGGGCTTAGGGTTGTTTTGAACTGCATCTAATCACCTCCTTTCTTAATCTTTGTCAGAAGAATCTTGGCCACATAACGTCCATACTCTTCCGCATTCTCTTCGAGAAGCTTTACAGCTTCATCAGTACGCTCTTCGGGGAAGTACGTACTGAATATCTCAAACAAGCACGCATGCGTTCGTGCCTTTTCGTCTCTCAGAAACTCCAGTGCTGTACGTACGAATTCCGCTAAGTGTTCAACGTTACAGAATTGTCCTAAGAGTCCTTGTCCTTTCTTAAGGTCGAATCGAAATAGTATGAAGCCAGGATTGTCCTCAGTTACTATCGCCAACTCTTCTCCGCAGATTGCACATTCGTCACCCATATTATCACCTCCTGACAAACTTTATCTCTTGGGGCTTGTGTGTTAACGTCCGTTCGTGCGCATTGACATATACAGGGACTGTGCCGTGTAGCATTCTGAAATGCCCCTGTACTATTACGGTGTACTTGCACAGCGTGAAGTACTCTCCACACTTGTAACAGAAACACCTTGGTCGTTCTCGACCGGGTGCTGGTTGCCACGTACACCATGTCTGGAAGTCAAACTTGTGTCCACAGAACGGACATATCGCATCTTTGGGGTTCATGTAACCACCTCCTATCCAGTGCTTCCACTATCACTGTATCTGTACCATAAGTCACCACAATAATCGTCGGTTGAACTGCTCGTGCACATATACGCGTATACATGGACTGTTCTCATCCCTGGCGTATAGCGTACGCTCGTTATTCTTCCGTTCTCTATCACCCTGTAATGCACGTGTCCACAATTCGGGCATGTAATCTCATGGTTACCATTTATGCTCCTGTCAAGCTCGAATCTGACCCGTCGGTCGCACCCATGACAAAAGAGCTGGTTGTCGTGTATGCTCATCTCGTCCGTGCCTCCACGTCCGGACAGACATCCTCAGGGTTCATACCGATATCATGTTTCCGACATATGAACTCTTCTCTGTCATAGTGCTGGCAATTCCAGCACGAGGCATCCTCATGTACTACTTCCATTGGACCACCTCCTAATCGAGCTCGCTGTAGTGGTGTGGGGGCTCGTCTGGCTGACGTTCATCACAGTCGTCACAGAACTCTTCGAGACATACTTCCTGGACCCACTTCAAAGTTCCCCCTTTGTCCATCTTGAGGATAAGGTCCAGCAAATCTCCAGTCGACGCGGCGTATACACTGCCACACAATGTGCAGAAGTATTTGTCGCCTGTGTGCCAACGTCGGTGTGTCGTATAGAGTCGACAACGGAGACAGAACATCATGAGCCCCTTTGGGGGGTTGCTCATCTAATTACCTCCTTGTTCGTCTTCCTGCATCGCAGCGAACATTTGAGCTAATGGTTTCATCGGGCACCCTTGACATCGTCGTAACGTCGCACCAACCAGTGTACCATAACCCCATAAAGCTACCAACAACTCATTGTCGTCATACTTCGCGAAGATATACTCCATCGTTCGGGTTATCTTGTCTACAATGTTGTGGTGGTCCCTGATATCGTCGATTATCTCTTCTCCACGCTCCTGCGTGATACCGAGTGCCTCGCTTATCATGTCCTTCGTGTGGTTGATTGTCACACGTACTTTCTTTTGCATCAATCTACCTCCTTGCAGATTATGTCTTTACCTAAGTGTCGCAAAGACCGGTTATAGTTCTGAAGCAAGTCGCTATCAAACTTACCATCTCTTGCGATATCGAGCTGTAGTTCAATAAAGAGTATGAACGCTAGCGTTAACCTTTTCATCGTCTCTGACAACTCTTCTACGTGGTGTACTAACTTATCCATTTGCTTATCCACAGTATCACCTCCTACTCTGTCATATCAAGGAACTTCCAGAACCCAGCCATGAATAGGGGTATAAAGAAGACAAACCCTATCAGGATGTTCACGTTCGCCAAGTGCCACAATGGGGCTGGTATTGGACCGAACGCTGCTATGTTCATCTCTATGTATCCTACGATAAAGAAGATGATACCGGTAATGGTTGTCCCTTTAATGATGGTGTACTTGTCCATAGATTCACCTCCTATTCAAGGAATGCACCGATTAGAGCTAATAGCAGACAAATTAGCATACCTGCAGCCCATATACGTAGTGCTCCAAATGGGAACCATACTACAAAGTCCCAAAGTGCTACTATTCCTGCAAGACAGATTATCGACCAGAAGAGGAGAAGCACACCGAACACCATGAGCATGGTGACAGCTTTGTCTGCAAATGTCTCCCAGATATCTCTTATTAAGTCCACATTATCACCTCCTAGTCGTCTGATGCTCTGAATCGTAACTCACGCTCATCCATCGGGATACGAATCGTATCTCTATCACTGTACCATTTACCGTCGATGGTAGCCGACCAACCTGAGTTAACTCTGAATGTCCAATCGTCAATCTTTCGGAGTGGCATTGCATTACCGAACCCCGAATGTAACCATTTCTTTAGTATATCATGCCGTTCGAAGAAGTGCTTGATATCCTTGTATATCTCTTTGATGTCCTCTCTCTTTTTCTTCCCCGTATTAAGTCGCCCACGTAGTACGTCGATATCATATCCTCGCTCTTCCTTGATGTGGATTCGCTCTTTGAAGAGCTCTAGTTCCATTATTGCTCCCTCAAGCTCTACAATTCGTTCTTCGTAGTGCTCGAGCATTCCAAGTAGTGTATGGTGACTGAATTCTAAGTTTGTAATTCTCTTGCCATGGTTGAGTATCATTATCACCTCCGCATACCGAGTCCATCAACTAATCCGAGCAGCACACCTAGGGCCTTGCCAAACTCGCCTTTCTGTATCCAATCGTTCACTCTCGTAAGCATCTCCTGTACATACTTGATTCTCGGATGGTTTTGCCTCCAGCTACTTATCTTGGCTTTGACGCCAAGCAAGTACCATGATATCGCCTTCAGTTGCTGTATCTTCTTAGCTCGTGCCGCTCTCTCAATGCTCGACTGGGAGTCTATACACTCCCTTTCCAATTGTAGGATTTCTGCAGCTATAAAGCGCTGCCTGAAACCTTCGTCCTTCGGGTTTACTATTTGGTCAAACCACCATTGGAACTGCTTGTGGATAGGCCACTCACCAAACCCCTCTGGCGGTTTCTGTTCTATACCGATATATCTACCGGCTATTATGTGAGACACCTCCTATGGCCACACCATAGTCAGTATCCCCGCTAGAAATGTCATAGCGACGGCGAATATACTATACAGTATGCACTTCCAATCCTCTTTAGACATACGAAGCACACGCCGTCTTGTCCTTCACACATTGTGGCAAATACTTACATGCCGCACAACAACGGAGCAATGGCTTGCCCTCGTGGAATACACCACCAGGACTGAATGGCACAAAACTCCTTCCTCTGTGTGTCCCAGGGATGTCGTGGTAACACCCACCTTCGACACAGTGAAAGTTGCCTTGTAGGTCTGGCCTTAAGAACAGACACTCACCAAGCTTTTTCATTGGTCCGTCTTTCCGCGGCTCAGGTCGTTTCATTTTAACACCTGCCTTCTTTACTATTACCTTGTTTGTCATCGCCATGAGTATGTACTCGGCGTTACAATCAGGGCAGACCACGAGATGGTTGACCCATACGAAGCCAAGACGTGCAACTATGGGTCTTCCACATGTTGAACACTCAAAGCGCTTTTCCATAAAGAACATCACTTATGCATCCGGTCTACTTGGTTCGAGAATATCCGTGTCAGGAGTATGAGTATCAAACGTTGTGCACCGTATGTCATACTAATAAGTCTAATAAAAGCATCGTCCTTATGTTCCTCAGCCATTGCTCTGAGCAAATCCCTCATAGCCTGCTCGTACATCTTGATATACTTGACTATCTCATCACGACTTGCAGTCATGAACTCTCTGGCTATCCTGAGTATCTCAGGGTCCGTCTCTCCCGTTGAACACTCATCACAACTAGCCATCGCCGTTGTTATCGTAGCACCGCATTTACACTTATTCGTTGGTATCTTGTTCAACATTAGCCTCCTCCTGTTGCAACTTGTCGAGCTACACTGGGGCGTCGCGTCTGTCAAACGACTACCAATTGTGCACACGGTTGCTAATGGTACGGGATGAGCCTTTTGGTAGCGATGGGGAGCTCCCAGGGTCCGAACTGCAGGAAGCTTCTTTATAACTACAGTCCGGTATGTTCATACATCGCAGTTACCGTGTTCTCCCGCCCAGTATAGTTTCTCGTCTTGCAACCTTCTCAGCTAACATTCGTTCACGTTGTATCTTCCGGAACTCCTTCAGCTGTTCCCGTTTTGCGATATCGTCAGCTTGTAGGCTTCCGGGTCTTGGTGTGCTTTTTCTTTTTCGACTCTTTCTTCGTTTTCCCATCTTCGGGTTTCTCCTTTGACAGTTTTTGGAACTCTTCTCTTGATACACGGCGACGTCTCGTCTTGAAGCGCCCTCCGCTCCCAGCTTTGATTGTCGCCGACAGGTACTCATAAAACTTCTTCTTGCAAGCCTCCCGTATCTCCTCCTTACAATCCTCCCATTGTGGTTGGTTGCAAGCGAAGTAGCTTCCAAACGCAGGACACTTGCGCTCATACTTTTTGAGCATCTCAAGCTCTTCCCATGTCTTCGGCAAGGCTCATCACCCATGACGAATTTGTTTCGAGTATGTTGTAACATCCTGTAACAACGTTGCCGCATCTGCTACAAGTATGACTGCTTGTGCATGTAGCTGTCTTGAACGTTGCAACAATTGTTCAAGTGTCACAACAGGTGACGCTTTACTAAACTCTTCCTTCGTGACTGGCATTCATATCTACCTCCTAAAGAAATGGGGCCGAGGCCCTTGAGTTGTGCAGGTAGTACATCAGCCGGACTTGTCTCGTGGTGCACAACGCCACTCAAACGAACGCCCTCCGGCAAACCTATACTACATTCTGCTACTCGAGGACCTCAACCGTGACTTTAACTCGTTGTGGTTGTTTGGACAGAGCATGCTTCTGAATGTACAAAGGCCCAATCTTCGGGACCGGCGCATCTTCCTGCAACCGGTACGTGTTCTTGGTGTCCTTTTCGAAGTTAAACTCTGCCTCAAATGAGTCAGTCATTTACCTACCTCCAAGTTTTACTCTACTCTGCGGCCGGTTCTTTCTTGCGTGGCGAAGTATCGGCCCACGTTAGGACAACCGCATGCATAATCCTAACGTTACGGGTGAATGAGAGGCTGTCAACCGGGTACTAATAAACCCGACCCAAGCTCCGAATCCACGGCACCACTCAGGACCTCTCAGGGTTTCCGCTTCGTCACACTAACCGGTGCGTAGTAGGCAGTTTTTCCGTCGTAGCCTTTCACAACTTTGTCCGCTCGTATTTTCGCAGTCAAACGACTGTATATTTCACTGTAATACATGCCGGGCTGCTTGCCCAATTTGGCTGCCGCTTCTCGGTAAGTGTCAATGATGAAGTCTGCAAGAATCTTATCTCGCAGTTCACCAATCGTGTATCCTTGTTCCTGGGCGTTGAACCACTCCCAGAATTTGGGCCAGTCAACCTTGATTCCACCGCTCTCTGGTTTCTCGTCACTGAGTTGTTCAAAGGCATTTCGTTCAATTGGCATTTTCCTATTTACCTCCTATAACTTTGTCCATTGTCTGTCACCATACAATGGCATTTTATCTCATGTGAGCTTTATTGCGGTCTATTAN